CGGAATCAATTTTTTCTTTCCAACCTTCAGTTTCAAATTGTTTGTTTTTGAAAACTTTCTCATCAAAATTATAGAATCTTGATGAAGTGAATCTTCCGTTGTAAATATCTTCTATTTTGTGACAGATTGAGATATATGTCTTTGTCGGTTTCTGACCTTCAATCGGTATTCTGTTCTGGAAATACTGGACATATTTTGTCAGTATTCTTTTTGCTATAAGGTCAGCTTGCATTGTGTAAGGTTTTTTTATGTTCATGTCTGAATCATCTAAAAGCATATCATCTTCCTTGCTTTTATTATAGGATTCAATTTCTTTCTGATATTGCATTTCTTCATTTTTATAATATTCAATTCTTTCATGCAAACTTTTTTTGTTCCATTCCTCTTTCCATTTGTTTTCACTTTGCTTTTCTTCATTTATATATTGATGAATCTTCTCAAACCAATTTGAGCAATACTTGTATCTTTGTTTTTCAAGCAGTTCCCTTGAACCTAATGAAGCAAGCACTTTTTCCCAGTTGAAAACAACATAGAATTTTCCTTTGAATGAATCAATTATTTTTGTTTCTATGATACCGCATCTTTCAAGTCTTTTCATTTTCTGAGAAACTGCTGGTTGTGTTATGAGATTTGAGAAATCATCTGCAATATGAGATTGTGAAAGATAGAAAGCTTTCTTACCGCTTTCCATTTTGAACTCAGGTGGATTGTCAGAAAGTATCCATGAATAAATGTACTCAAGTATCACAATATCAGTCAATTTAAGTTTGTTCTCAATGATGAACTTTGTTGAAAAATACTTTGCACTTATTTCATTCATAATAAAAAACTCCTTGGTAAGCAACTTGCTTTCAGATTTCAGAACGTCATTCAATATATCCAGTACAAAAATATATGAACAACTCAGAAAGTAAATTGCCTCCCAAGGAGTTTCTGTTTTTGTACTGTCTATTATAGGAACTGGTTCTGATTCAGTTCTCTATGAAACAAATATAAGTTATTTCTTTCATTTTTACAAGTATTTTTTATGAAAGATGCAAATGTTGTGAAACAACATTTTATATTTTATTTATAAAATATTTTATATAATATATATTGTATAAAATTTTTATAGGGGCTATAAAATTTTTATACCCTATACAGATTTATGGCATATAAAAATTATTTCATTCCTATAATAAATGTATGATAAAGAAGATAACTATCAACAATATTCAAAGTCACAAAGAAAGTATTCTTGAACTTGATTCAGGAATAAATGCAATTGTGGGAAGTTCAAACAACGGAAAATCTGCCGTCCTGAGAGCATTGTACTGGTGTGTATACAACAGACCGCTTGGAACTGACAATCTGCTCAGTCATTGGGCAGTGGACAAGAAAGGGAATCAGATTTCTCCTATGATTGTTTCAGTTGAGAATGAGAAAGGAACTGTTACAAGAAAAAGAACGAAAACAGAGAATCAATATATTGTGAACAATCAGGAATTGAATGTGGTCAAAACCGATGTTCCTGAGCAGGTTGAGAAAGTTCTTTCTCTTTCAGATACAAACATTCAGAAACAACAGGACGCACCTTTTTTGTTGTCTTTGACAAGCGGACAAGTTGCACAGTATTTCAATAAAATAGTCCGTCTTGATGTGATAGACAGAGTTCTTTCAAATGCTGAAAGTAAAAGAAGAAAAACCAATCAGGAAATAAATCAGGTTGAGGATTTGATTTCTGATTTCAAAACCAAGCTTGAAAAATACAAATGGTTGGATTTTGTTGAGAAACTTCTTGTTAAATATGACAGTTTGCAGAGGAAACTTGAACATATTCAGAATAAAATGAGTATTCTTGACAATCAGATTTCTTCCTATAATTATTATGGTAGAATCTGCAAGAAATATGAATCAATTGAAAACAGCAAGAAACTTCTTTCAAAATTGAATCAGTTGGTTGATAAATACAGAAAGAACAAAGAAACAATTGATGATATTTCAGAAAGTCTTGATGATTTTGAACTTTGCAGAAATCAGATTTATCCTTCATTTGATGAGCAGAAAAAATTGATTGCTGAAATATCATCAATAGATATGGAAAGTATTGAAACAAAGAAAACAGAATTGAGGAAACAACTTGAGATGTTTGAATATGCTTCAGAAGTAATTGAGAGTAATAAACAAGAAGTTGATAATTTGAGAAAACAGCTTCCGGATATATGTCCACTTTGCGGTTCAGTCATGAAAAACGGAAAATGCAGTAAGGAGAAATAAATATGAGTGATGTTGAATTGTTGGAAATAATCAAAGAAAGTGGTTATTATGAGTATAAGGAACTTAATTCTGATGATTTGAACAGTATGCAAAAAGCAGTCGTTGTTGCAGTGAATGAGCTTTTTATTCTCAGACCTGAACTTGAAAGAATTGATACAGATGTTATTTACATCAGAAAAGTAGTCATGGAGAATGGGCACATTGCTTATGATTTGCCTTCAAAATCACTTTCAAATTATCTGAAAGAACCACCTTATGAAGATTCAAGTATCTGGACTTATTCAATCAAAGAATGTAAGTTGCTGAAAGAATTGTATAAAGGCACAGGAACGAAGTGGGAGAGGGTAGGATGAAAATTATTGTTACTGCTGATTGGCATATAAGAGCAACAAAACCAAGATGTCGTATTGATGAAGATTGGATGGAAACACAACTAAATGCTTTGAATCAGATTCAGAAAATATCTGAGGAAAAAAATGCTCCTGTTATGGTGGTTGGTGATGTTTTTCATTCTAATTCAGATACAAGTTTTGAATGCCTTCGGTTGGTTCAGTATATAGCAGATAGATTGGGTGAGTTATATGTGTTGGCCGGTAACCATGATTTGCCTTACCATAATTCTGAAAATCTTAATAAATCAGCAATTGGTGTTTTGTTGAATTCCAATAAAGTACATTTAATTAAAGATTATTTTGAAAAATTACATTTTAATACTGATGAAAAAATTTTATTTTCAGCAAGTAATTTTGATGAACAGGATTATAAAAATGCAAAGTTCGTCTTCAAGCACGTTCTTTGTTTTCCAGATGTAAAGTCAATTCCTCAGAATGTTGACGCAATTACAGCAAAAGAATTACTTGATGAGTTTCCCAATGCAGAATGGATTTTTATCGGGGATTATCATCATAATTTTCATTATGAGAAAAATGGAAGACACGTTATAAATCCAGGTTGTATTCTCAGGCAGGCAAGTGACTTTAAAGATTATCAGTGCGGAGTTTATTGTGTCGATACTGATAAAAATGAAATTGAGTTCATTCCTATAATAGACAAAGAAAGATTTATTGATGATTCATACATATTGAAGCAAGAGGAAAGAGAACAAAGAATTGAAAGTTTCGTTGATAAATTGAAAGATACAAAAAATATATCACTTGATTTTATTGACAATGTACATAAAGCGATTCAGGAAAACAGATTGGAATCTGATGTTGTTGATATGATTGAGGAGTTGCTGGAGGTTTAGATGAAAGCTGTTGATAGATACTATTACAAAGTTTACAAGCAGACTGAGAAAATAACCAAGAAATTATTCAGTTGTGATGTCACAAGTGCTTTAGCTTTGAGGTATCAGATTAAATGTGATATTGAGAAGAAAATATCAAAGAAAATCAATGATATTACCACAGAAGATATAATAAGTAATCATATTTCATGTGATTATGCAAAATACAGAACTCTTTCAAGATTGTTGGAAACTCTTGAAAGTGCCTGCGTGTTCAAAACATTTACTATTGAGGAGTTTGAAAATGAATGTTAGTGAAGTTGAAAGAATAAACAATCTTATAAACAAAGCTGAGATTGAATCTGCAAAAGCACAAGGTCAGATGGAAATCATCAAGAATTCTTGGAAAAAAGAATACGGAACTGATGATGAAAAAGAAATCCATAAAAAATATAAAGATTTGGAAGAGGAACAGAAAAAGACACAAGAAAGAATTGATGTGATATATAACAAACTGCTTGAATCCTGTGACTGGGACGCTTTGGAAGAGGAATTGAACTAATGAATATTGAAAGCATAAAGACTTTGTTTCAGCAATGCAAAGGTATAAACTCCCAGTTGAATAAAGATATTGAACAATATACAACTAAAAAAGAAAATCTGAATAACAAATTGAAAGTATTGGAACAATCTCAGGCTTTTTTACAGAAAGTTGCTCAGGAAACACAACAGTACTTGAAATTTCAAGTTGAGGATATTGTGAATCTTGCATTGGAGACTTGTTTTCCAGGTGAATACAATTTCAGTATAAATTTCAATATCAGCAGAGGAAAAACAGAAGCAGAACTTGTGTTCCTTGACCAGAAAACGAAAAGGGAAATAGACCCTATGAACGCAAGCGGTGGCGGTGTGGTTGACTTGACAAGTTTTGCTTTGAGAATTGCCTGTTATGCTTTGGAAAACGGTACTGATAATGTCATTATATTGGATGAACCTTTCAGATTCTTGAGTAGAGATTTGCAAAGCAGAGCAGGTGAGATTCTCAAAACACTTTCAAAAAGAATGAATCTGCAAATAATCCTGGTTTCTCATATTGGTGAGATTATAAATATTGCAGACAAGGTTTTTGAAGTCAAGAAAGATGTGAATGGTGTTTCAAAGATAAAAGAAATGAAAAATTAAAAAAACTACTTTATTTTTTATAAAAATTACTTGATTAAATAATTAAATCATGTTATACTTGAGATGTAAGTGAAAGAACTTACAAAAGGAGTATATATGAACGGAAATAATTTGTTTGATAAGTATGTTAATCTTATCAGGAAAAGAGCATGGGAATATTCCAAAAAATATGGAATTGATTTTGATGAGATGGAATCACAAGGTTTTCTGATTTATTGTGAATGTCTTAAAAAGTATGATATTACAAAATCTGGTTTTTGCACTTATTTGCATATTCAGTTGAACAGATTGAATGATTTTGGTCTTACATATACACGACAGAGAGGTTCCTTGATTCAAGATTATTTTTCAAGTCAGGATGATTTTAAAGAAAAGAACTATGAGCAAGAAATTGAATCAAAAAATGATTCATTATCAATGAATGAACTGCTTGAAGATGCAAAAGAAAGTCTTTCAGATGAAGCTTTTCAGCTTCTTACTTGGATTGTGAAGCGTGAATGGGAAAGAAAGAACAAAAGAACTCCGACAATTGCAATGGCTGTTAAAAAGTTTCAGAATGTATCAAAAGAAATTATTGAACAGGCTTGGAATGAGTTGAGTGTATTTTGGAATCGTGAAGGATTTGCATATTATGTCTAGTTCCTATAATATACATATATGAATTCATTCAAATAAACATTTTTATGTTTGAGCAGTAATGATTATTCGTTGAATGTTGTTACTGCTTTTTATTTTTTTTAAGGAATGATATATGGTATTTTTTGATGGTGAAAAATTATGCGTTCAATTATCAAGAGGAAAAAACTATAAGAAAGTTCTGGAATTAGCTCAGAATTATGAAAGTGAGTACCTTTCAAATGTCGGAATATATGTTTTTCCACCGATAAAAAGAATAGCTTTTGCTTTGGATGAAGCTGGTTTTCCTTTCGATGAATCTGCAAAAATATTTCTTAAAAAAAGAGACATAGATTTTAAGTCAACAGATGGTAAATTTGAGTTGTATCCTTTTCAGAAAGAAGGATTGAAAATGATGCTCAATTCTGAAGGAAACATACTTTTAGCAGATGACATGGGTTTGGGAAAAACACCAGAAGCTTCAAGTTATCTGCATTGGAAGAAAAATAGTTTTCCAGCATTGGTAGTCTGTCCGGCAAGTTTGAAAGAAAACTGGAGAAAAGAAATAAAACGTTGGACTGGTAAAGATTCTTATGTCATTGAAGGAAGAAAACCAGAAAAACTTTCATCTGAGTTTCTTGCAAAATATCCTGTATTCATCATAAATTATGATATTCTTGGGACAGATAATATAAATGATAAAAAAGAAAAACTGAAATTGAAAGAACAAATAAAACAATTGAAAAATGATATAGAAAAAACAGATTTTTATCAAAGACAATTATTGAAAAACAAGCTTTTTGTATTGAATAATAAATACAGGAATTTTGTCATAAAAGTGGATGGTTGGTGTGATGAACTGGTAAAGTTAGGATTCAAAACAATAATTGGTGATGAAGTTCAATATATATCTGGCTCTGACACGATAAGAACAAGGGCTATAACTCAGATTGCTTTTTCCTTGTCAGAATCAAAGAAAATAATGATTTCTGCAATACCTTACGAAACAAAGACAGCACAATTTTATCCATGCCTTCATATAGTTTATCCGCAAATCTTCAACAATGAATATAAGTTTAAAATGAGATATTGTAATCCAGTGAAAACATTTTTTGGTTGGAAGTTTGAAGGATTGAGTAACGCAAAAGAACTGCATGAAATAATAAGCAAATTCATGATTAGAAGATTCAAAAAAGATGTACTGAAAGATTTGCCACCAAAAATCAGGTCAGTAATTCCTATGAAAGTGACAAAATCAGACAGAAAGATTTATGATGATATTGATAAGGAACTTGAAGAAGCAATCATAAATAAAGAAAAAAATGCTTTGAATAAAGTGGAAGCTTTGAAACAGGCATCTTTCAAAGCAAAACTGAACTCAATGTTGAATTGGATAAAAGAGTATCTTGAGATAAATGACAAGTTGGTTGTTTTTATTTGGCATCAGGAAGCTTGTCAGATTCTTGAGAATGAGTTCAAGAATGAATGTGTTTCAGTCACAGGTGCAACACCAGTCAAAGAAAGACAGAATATGGTTGATAAATTTCAGGATAATTCAAAGATAAGATTGTTTATTGGAAATATAAAATCAGCTGGAGTAGGTTTGACATTGACAGCATCAAAGGCAGTTGCTTTCATGGAGTTTGGAAGTACGGCACCAGGAATGGAACAGGCAGAGGACAGATGTCACAGAATCGGACAGAAAGCTGATTCAGTGTTAGCATATTATTTGATAATGGAGAACAGTATTGATGAGCAGATAATGGAAGTTCTCAACAGAAGAAATAAAGATTTGAAGAAAGTTCTTAATGATGAAGATGAGGATTTGTTCACAGTTGAGAAAGAAAAAGATTTTAGTGAATTGATTCTTGATGAATACAAGAAAAAGAAAAATTTGAATTAAATTTTTAATCCTATAATAAATATGTAGATTATTTTTTTGGAGGAAGATGTAATGAAGATTACAAAAGAAATAACTTTTGATAGCGCTCATATGTTATCTAATTATGATGGAAAATGTTCAAATTTACATGGACATACATATAAACTTCAAGTGACACTTGAAGGTGAAGTTTTAGAAAATTACATGGTGATGGATTTTAATTTTTTGAAAGGAATAATAAAAGAAGTTATCATGGATAATTTTGACCATGCTGTTGTTTTTTCGCAGGAAGAAATTAGAGGTGAAGCTGAAGACCATTTACTTACTTGGTGTAGGGAATTTGGTAAAAAGTTTACAATTATTCCAGGGAAAACAACTTGCGAAGATATGGCTCCTTACATTAAAAAGTTAATCGAAGAAAAGTTATATGAAAAAAACATTCATGTTCTGGTATGGATTAGATTGTGGGAAACCCCCACTTCATTTGCGGAGTGTTGATATGGTACAGAATGGAAAAATACTCGTGAATGAAATATTTGAAAGTATTGATGGTGAAGGATATCATGCTGGTTTTCCAACAGTTTTTTTCAGAGTTGTGGGTTGTAATCTACGTTGCAGTTGGTGTGATAGTAAATATACTTTCCAAGCTGAAAAAGAAAGTAAATGGATGAGTATAAAAGAAGCGATGGATACCATCAATAATTTTCAATTAAATCATATTACAATTACTGGTGGGGAACCTCTATTAGAAGAAAATAAGAAATGGATGACAGAATTTATTCATATTTTACTTCTAAGTGGATATGAAGTTGATGTGGAAACTAATGGTAGTATTGATTATTCATATTGGAAAGAAACATTTCATGATGAGAAATTTACTATTATCATGGATTGGAAGATGCCAAGTTCAAGAATGAATAAATTTATGCTTGAATCAAATCTTGCTATCTTAGATAGTGGAGATATAGTTAAAATTGTCGTGACTGATTCTGATTTTGAACAAGTTGAAAGAGTTTTGAAAATCAAGACTGAAGCACAAATTTATATTTCACCTGTTTTTGGTCAAGTAACTATGGAAAAAATTCCTGAATTTGTTCTGAAATATAAACATAAAAATATTAGATGTCAGATTCAAATACATAAAATATTTTGGAATCCAGACAAGAGAGGAGTATAGACTATGGAAAGTAGTTATGAAATTCAGAAAGTGGTAGATAGAGAAAATTCACAATTTGACAGAAAGAAAATCATGCAGGCAGTTACCATGTTAATTGAAGCAATTGGTGATAATCCAGAAAGAGAAGGTTTGAAAGAAACTCCAGACAGAGTCGCTAGGATGTATGAAGAAATCTTTGAAGGCATGAGATTTACCAATAATCAAATTGCAGATATGTTCAATACTTGTTTTAAAAATGATTCAAATGACCTTGTTGTAGTGGAACATATACCAATTTTTAGTTATTGTGAACATCATTTAGCTTTGATGTATAATATGGAAGTTTCTATTGGTTACATTCCAAATGGAAAAGTTATTGGTCTTTCTAAAGTTGCCAGAATTGCAGAGATGGTTGGTAAAAGACTTCAACTTCAGGAAAGAATTGGTGAAGATATTTCTTACATTCTGGAAAGAATTTTAAGTACTCAGGATGTAATTGTAGTAATTGAAGGTGAACATTCTTGTATGACGACTCGAGGAGTTAAAAGTCGAGGTTCTAAGACGAAAACTGCAAGTATTCGTGGAAAATTTAAAGATAATCCGGGATTAAGGCAGGAATTCTATAATTTAATCAATAAATGATAAAGGGGTGTTTTTTATGATTATTCAGAAAAAAGAACTTTTGGAAAGCCTGAAGGCTTGTATGCCTGGAATTGAAACAGGTTCTGTGACTTTGCAAGGTGCAGATACTTTTGTTTTTCATGATGGAAAAATCTTCACTTACAATGATTCTGTTTCCGTCACGATTCCGATAAAAAATGAAAGTTTGTTGGAAGAAGGTTTGGAAGGTTGTGTCAAAGCAGAGGAGTTTTTCAAAATTATCAGCAAGTTGCCTGCTGATGAAATTAAGTTCCTTGTGACTGAGAACAATACTTGGTTATTGAAATGCGGGAAGGCAAAAGTTGAGATGAATCTTCTTGATTTTGACTTTGAATCAAGACTGAAAAATCTGAATGTTGGTGATGATTGGATTGATTTGGATGATGATTTTATCTCAGCTATGAATGTTTGTAGAATGAGTGGAAACAAGTCACAGCTTTCTGGAATATATTTCAACGGAAAAGATGTTCTTTCAACAGATGGAAATCAAGTGAATCTGTATATGTTGAAATCTGAACTTCCTGTATTCTGGGTTTCTGATAACTCAATCAATGAACTTTTGAAGCTTGGTGATTTGAAGAAAATGCAGATTTCTGGTTCATGGGTTCATTTTCAGACGGATAATGAGGTTATTTTTTCCGTAAAAACCTTGAATTCAGATTCATATCCTTATGACAAATTGAAGAAAATAATCGACTCAACTGATTTGAAAAAATCTGAACTTCATGCAAATTTCCCGAAAGAATTATCAAGTGCAATTGACAGAGCAATTTCTTTCAGTATGAATGTTTTGGAACATCCTGTGGTTAGGTTGATTATAAGTAAAGATAAGATTGAGGTTAGTTCTGAAAGAAGCTCAGGAAAGTATAATGAGAAAGTGGCTTGGGAAAAGGAAATTGAAAGTGAGTTTGAACCTTTCATTATCTATGTTGATGCTCAGATGATACAGTCCATTTCTCAGAAAACCGCTGAGTTTTATCTTGTCAAAGGGCCAATCAGAAACGGTAAAGCAATTCCAAGAATGTTCTTTGTGACGGAATCATCCAAACATCTTATTTGCACTTTTGATTTGGATGAGGAATAAAATGTAATGAATAAAGAGGTATAATTTGTATTTATACCTCTTTATTTATCTATAAGAGGAAATTATATGAGTTTTTTGCTTGATGATGATGATGTGGATATTTTAAGAGGAAAACAGAAGATAAAACAAAAGAAAACTTCTGCAAAAAAAGATATAGTTATAAAAAAACAAGAAATTAAAATAGATTATGATGATGTCATTCCTGAAGATGAAAAAATACAGATGAACAGAAAAATAACATTGGATGTTGAGAAATATCAAGATTTCACATTTGAGAAATTTCCATATAGTCTTAATTTTTATGATTTTGAGGTTTTTGTTCATGATTGGTGCCTTACAGTCATAAATCCAATTGAAAAAATAATGACTATTATTGTGAATGATACAAAAGCATTGAAATATTATTATAGTAGACATAAGAATCAGTTCTGGGTTGGTTACAACAGCAGAAACTATGATACATTCATTATGAAAGGATTGTTGCTTGGAATGAATCCTAAGAAAGTGAATGATGATATTATTGTGAGAGGAATGAAAGGTTGGCAGATAAACAGAGATTTCAGGAAAGTAAAATTTCTTGATTTTGATATTTATACAAAAGACAGTCTGAAAACCAAAGAAGGTTTCATGGGAAATGATATTCGTGAAACTGAGGTTGATTTTAATCTGATGAGAAAATTGACTGCAAAGGAAATAAGGCAGACCATAAGATATAACAAACATGATGTAGAACAAACAATTGAAGTATTCAGAAGAAATATTTACCTTTATGAATCACAGATACAGCTTATTGAAACATTCAAATTACCACTTGAAATGATAAGTCTTACACAAGCACAATTGACAGCAAATATTCTGGAATGTGAGAAACAGGAACATGATGATGAGTTCAAGTTCAGAATCATTGACCAGATTCATTTGAAAAAATATAAATCTGCAAAGGAATGGTTTGAGAATCCTGACAATAGAGATTATAAAAAATCTTTTGACTTGGAAGTTTGCGGAGTTCCTCATAGATTTGGTTGGGGTGGTTTACATGGTTGCCCAGATAAACCTTTACATAAAACAGGTAGGATATTTCATGTTGATGTTACTTCTTATTATCCATCTCAGATTATAAAATATGGATTTATGACCAGAAACTCAAATAATCCTGGTAGATATGAAGAAGTTTATGATATTCGTGTAGCTTTGAAGAAGGCAGGAAAGAAAAAAGAACAGCAACCATACAAAATAGTTTTGAATGGCGCATACGGTATGATGAAAGACAAGTTTTCTTTGGCATACGACCCAAAGCAAGCTAATGCAATTTGCGTTAATGGTCAGTTGATGCTTTTGGATTTACTTGAACATCTTGAACCATACATTACTTTGATTCAGTCAAATACAGATGGTTTGATTATTGAGGTAGATGATGAAGAAAAGATAAATAAAGTCATGAATGTTTGTCATAGATGGGAACAAAGAACAGGAATGGGACTTGAACAAGATGAGATAACTGAAATATTTCAGAAAGATGTGAATAATTATTGCATGAAATATTCTTTACAAAAAGAAGTAAATCAATTAAAATCATTATTAGAAGAGTATTATCCTAATATACAAGTTTTGGATAATGAACTTATTTTTAATGATGAGGTTTAATATGATAGTTAGTGGTGTTTACAAAATTGAAAATCTTATAAATCATAAGGTCTATATAGGTCAATCTAAAGACATAATCAGAAGATATGGTGAGCATTTTCAACTGGAGCATTTTAGAACCGGAAGAGGTCTTTATTTATATAATGCTATGCAGTGTCACGGAATTGAAAATTTTTCGTTTCAGATATTAAAAATTACTAGGGATTTAGATTATTGGGAAAGATTTTTTATTTATTGGTATAATGCTGACGATGTTAAGTATGGTTATAACTTGACAAATGGTGGTCAAAAAGGTTGTAAAAGAAATGATAATTTTGTTTATACGGACGAAATAAAAAACAAGATGTCCGAAAAGAAGAAACAAAATTGGAAAGATGAACAATACAGATGTAAAATGATAGAATGTCAGAACATAGGTAAAAGTTCTGAAGAGTTTCATAATAACAGGAGCAAAGCTACTAAAAAACAATGGCAGAATGGAAGTATGAAAAATCAAGCTAAAAAACTTTCCGAATATTGGAAAGGTGTTAAAAAATCAGAGGAGACAAAAAATAAGATGAAAGAATCCAGCCGTTTAAGAGAGTTGAAACATAGTGAAGATTATGAACTTTATTTATCTTGCGGTGGTGATTTGAATAGAAGAGAATTTTGTAAACATTATCACAAAGGTGTTAATTCTTTATTGGAGGAAATAAATGAAAAAAATTCCAAATGAAGTTGAAAAAATAATTTCTGATTGGTCTAAAAAAACAGGATTGAAGTTTTGTTTTACAAGCAGAGGAATAAAGATTTATCCTAAACTTGAAAGAAAAGGTGCCTATGTAATGGAACTGGATGATTTGAATTATGATTTACCGATTATAAACAAAGCGTTGGTGGATTATATGATGAATGATGTTCCAGTCGAGGACACAATTAATAATTGCAACATGATTAAAGAGTTCCAGAAAATTGTGAAAATATCAAGTAATTATGAAGGTGGTTGGCACAACGGAAATTATCTTAATGATAAAACTTTCAGAGTATTTGCTTCATCTGATTATAATGATACTTATCTTGGTAAATATAAATATAGAGGTGCAACAATTGAGAAGTTTGCAAACACTCCTGAACACGCATTTATTATGAATGAGAACGTCAATGGTGTTGAGGTGACAAAGAAATTGAGTAAGAAATGGTATATTGATTTGGCAAAGAAAAGATTGTCAGATTTTGGAATTGATGTCAAAGAAAGAGGATTGTTTTAATGAAGTTTGAGAATACGGAAGTCTGGGGATTTGAACACGCTTTACGTGGTATGCGTAATCCTAAAGAATCTTGGGATAAATCTGATAGTTTTGATTGTGAACATAGTGCTGGTAGATTAAATGGTTGTGAAGTTTGTCCAATAAATAAAACTTGTTTGAAGTTCAAAGAAAGATTTATTGTTGGTAAAAATGACCTTAAACTTGCTCAAACCCTGATAAAAGCAGGTTCAGAGCATAGAAAATTTATGCGACAGATTTTTGTTTCTGTTGACATTACGGCTCCGCTTTATTGGTGGAAGGAATTTGATACATATAAAGTTGGAACAGTTGCTAATTCAACTTCCACAATGCACAAGTTGGCTTCAACTCCTATAACTAGAGATTGTTTTGAAATGGATGATTATTCTGATGTTCGTTTTGAAGAAGATGATGACGCTTACGGAATACTGAATGAACAGTGGGATAGAATTATTTACACTTGTGAACTTCTTCGAGAAAAATATAACGAAACAAAAGACAAACGCTATTGGAAAGAACTCATCAGACTTCTCCCGGAATCTTGGCTACAAACTAGAACAGTAACAATGAATTATGAAAATATTCTGAATATGATTAAATATCGAACTAATCATAAACTTACCGAATGGTCAAAATCTTTCATGGATTGGACAAAATCCTTGCCTTATGCTGATGAGTTTTTATTCTTGGAATAGTTCCTATAATAATGTTGAGAGGTGAATTAAATGAACAAAATGGAACTTTATCGTAAATATCGTCCACAGTGTTTTGATGATGTTGTCGGAAATGAAGCAACTATCAAAAGTTTAAGAAAAGAACTTGAAAACGGTTCTCATGTGTTTCTTTTCACAGGGCCAGCAGGTTGTGGTAAAACAACTTTGGCAAGAATTGTTGCAAAAGAAGTGGGTGCCGGTGATTTGTCAATTCATGAAATAAACAGTGCTGAAAACAGAGGAATTGACACAGCGAGAGAAGTTATGGAACAGATGAGATATAATCCTGGTGATGGTGATGCTTTGGTTTGGATTTTTGATGAATGTCACCAGTGGCTTGCTCCTGTTCAGAATGCTTTTCTAAAAGCATTGGAAGATACTCCTTCATATTGCTATTTTTTCCTTTGTACAACTGACCCGCAGAAACTTATTGCACCTTTGAAGTCAAGATGTTCAATAATAAATGTAAAACCTCTTTCAGATGATGAAATGAGATATTTATTGAAAAGGACAGCAAGAGCAGAAAAAATAAAACTTGAAAGTGACATTTACGACAGAATTATTGAGATTGCTCAAGGTGGAAGCAGGAAAGCTTTGAAACTTCTTTCGAAAGTTCTTTATCTTGATTCTGATGAGGAAAGAAAAGAAGTTCTGAAAGCTGGTGAGGACAATGAAACAAAAGAAACAATTGAATTTTGTCGTGCTTTGTGTAAGAAAACAAACTTAAAGACATTATTCAGTCTGCTCAAAGAAATTGATACAACTGAACCTGAGAGGGTAAGACAGGCAATAATTGGTTATATGAATTCTTGTCTGTTGAAAGGTGCAATAAGTAATGAGATTGTTGCCACAATTCAAGCCTTTTCATCTGCCGACACATACAAGAATGGAAAAACTGCTTTGTCTGTTGCTGTTCTGGATAGGAATGATATGCTTGAATAATTTTTATTTCTTATAAAGTAATTTTTTCCTAATCCTATAATAAAACATGACAGGAGGAAATGATGAAAAAATCAGAAGTCATGGCACAGAAATCAGCAGAAAAACAAACTGATTTTGAAAAAGACATTTCCATAAATAAGTATAAACTTGATGAGGAATGTATATCACATTCAAGTTTATATGCAAGATATGGAAATATGCAGGTCGAGGCAAAGACCAATCTGAACAATGCAAAAGACAGATTGGAACTTGTTGAAGCTGAAAGAAATCTTGCTATCAGAAAAGAACTTGCAGATTCAGGCACAAAAGCAACTGAAGCAATGATAAATTCACTCTTGGTTGCAGATTCGGAAGTTATCAAAGCAAAGAAAGAAGTGAGAAATGCAGAGGATATATATGCTTCATTGACAGTTGCACTTCAGGCATTTGAGCATCGAAAGTCTGAACTTGATAATCTTGTGAAGTTGTATTGTGCTGGTTATTATTCAGTTCCGGCAACTGGTGAAGTCAAGAAAAATATCAACGAACAAACTTCAAATGCTGTTCGTAAAAATCTCAATAAATCTATCAAGGAGTAAGTTATGGTAGAAAAGAAAAAGAAAGCTGGACTTGCAAAAAGATACCAGGCAAGTTATGAAAGCAAAGGAACTTCAGGTGGTAAGGCTGGAGTTATGGATTGGAAGAAAGTTGATGGTGAGATTCAGTTTTTCAGTCCAACAGAAGGACGGAATAGAATAAATATCATTCCGTACACAATAAAAACAAAAAATCATCCACTTGTAAAACGTGGTGAGTTTGAGATTGGTGATAAAGATTATGTGATGGATATTTATGTTCATCGTGGTGTGGGGCCAAGTGAAGCATCTGTTATTTGTCTTAAAAACACATTTGGAAAACCTTGTCCAATATGTGAACAATCAGCACTTTTGAGGAAACAAGGAAAAGAAGAAGAAGCCGGAGCTTTGAAAGCATCACGCAGAGTTTTCTATAATGTTCAGGACTTGAAAAATCCGGATACATTGAAAGTTTTTGAAGCATCACATTATCTTTTTGAAAAAGAATTGATTGATGAAGCAAGAGATGATGAGGAAGGTGGATTTGTTGATTTTGCAGATGAAGAGAAAGGAAAAGAAATCAAGTTCCGTTGTTCAAAAGTTTCAAGAGCTGGTTTTGAATTTAATGAATATAAGTCCTTTTCATTTGAAGACCGCGATGAAGGTATTCCTGATGAACTGCTTGAAAGTGCCATCTCATTTGATGAGATAATGAATGTTCCAACTTATGAGGAAGTTGAGAAGATTCTTTATGGTCAGGATGACGATTCAGATGATGAAGATGAGAAGCCGGCAAAATCAGCAAAAAAATCTTCAAAGAAAGAATCTGATGATGAAGAGGATGATGATGAAATAGAGGAAAAACCTGTTAAGAAATCAAAGTCCAAATCTGAACCAGAAGATGATGATTCTGATGAAGATGAAGATGAAGATGAAGATGAAGATGAAGATGAAGAAGAGGACGAAAAACCAGTGAAAAAATCTGCAAAGAAAGCAAAAGTTGAGGAAGAAGATGATGAACCTCCAGCAAAGAAGTCATCAAAGAAAGATTCTGGTAAATCTCCTTTCAAGTGTCCTTTTGGTCATAAATTCGGAACTGATTCAGATGAGTTTGATGATTGTGAAGATTGTGACATCTGGGATAAATGTGCCACTGGTGGTAACAAGTAATTGATTTGAATCTGAATGGACTTTCATCTGAAATATGGTGAAAGTTCATTTTCAGTGAGGAGTTTGTTTTGTTTCTGAAAGATGTTTTGAATAAGTGCAAAGAGGAAGGTTATCCGGTAACAGCATCAGGATTGTATTTTTCAGGTAAGAAATATGGTTTTATCATAAAAAAAGAAGGTTGCAGAAATTTTGATTTTGATAAAGAAAAGTTTTTTGAATGGTTGAGGAAAGCAAAAGAAGAAATTCCAGAAAATTGGGTTTCTTTGAATCAACTTCATAAAGTTTTGAATATCAGTTTATCACAGGCATATATATTATCCAAAGACCCGGAAAGTGGAGCAAAATCATTCGGTGCAGGAGCAGGAGTTGTTTATGTTGACCCAAAACGAATTAAACAGATTATCAGAAAGCGTGAAGATGAACATAAGGAGAAGTGGTAACATGAATAAATCAATATATTTTCAGACTGGTTGTAAGTTGCTTGATATGGTTATCGGTGGAAATAAAGATGTTTTCGGTGTTCCTGCTGGGAAGTTCATAAATATTGTTGGTGATAAATCTGCTGGTAAGACATTTCTTTCAAATGAGTTCATTGCTTGGGCTTATCATAATTTAGGTAAAGATTTTAAGTGGGTTTATGATGATTGTGAAGCCGGTTATTCTTTTGATACAGAATCACTTTATGGTTTTGACATCATGCCTGAGAATCCTGTTCATTCTACGACAGTGGAAGAGGCGTTTTATAATATAACTAAGTTTGCAGAAAGATTGAAAGGGAATCAGTTTGGTATTTACGTGCTTGATTCTCTTGATGGATTGACCTCTGAGGAACAGGACAAAAGAGCAGAGGAAAGAATCAAATCAATTGAAAATGATAAAGAAATGAAAGGTACTTACGGAATGGGAAAACCAAAATATCTTTCACAGGAATTTTTTCCGCAACTTTGTTCTGTTATTCAGGATAAAAATATCCTTGTCATTATCATTTCTCAGATTCGTGATAATGTTGATATGTTCAGTTTTGAGAAATATTCAAGGGCAGGCGGTAAAGCACTTGATTTTTATGCTCATTCCGTCATTTGGCTTGCAACTGCAAAAAAGATTGAGAAATCAGATACTCCTGTTGGTGTTGTGGTCAAAGCAAAAACAACAAAATCAAAAACACCCCGGCCTTTCAGAGAATGTCTTTTCAGTTTTCTTTATGATTATGGACTTGATGGAATCGGAACATCGGTTGACTATCTTTTTGATTTACGTACACCAAAAGGTGAACTCAACACAAAAGCAAAAGCTATTCAGTGGAATGGTTCAAATGATTTGGATAAAAAACAGTTGAAAGAATTCCTTGATGAGTATGAACTTTCAGAGAAGTTTGAAGATTCAAAATATTATGATATGGATGGTTCAGATGCCGATAATATGTTTGCTTTCATTCAGTCAAAGAAAGATTATAAGGCAAAGTTCAATGAGAAATTTGGTGATACAATGACCAGAGATGAACTTATCTCATACATTGAGGAAAACAATTTGGAAGATGAATTGAATAAAAGAGTGTATGAGAAATGGGAAGCTTTTGAAGATTCAATCCGTAGTAACCGAAAAAAGAAATATTATGCAAAACAACCTGAGAGTGAGTGATGTATATAATCAGCAGAAACGGACATCTCGGATTGTTTGTTGAAAACATAATGACTTTGTTTGTCGAGCATGAAACTGCTTTATTTAATTCCAGAAAAAATTGTCTGAATTATCTTACAGATAAATGTAAATTATCCAAAGACCAAGCAGTTCATGCTATAACAGCAATGCACAATAACAAAGGTTGTTGGGTATCTTTTTAATCCTATAATAGTTATGTAGGAAAATTGAATGAAAAGAGAAAAATTGAAAGTTCTTTCAGAACGTGACCTTTTGATAGGTCTTATAACATCAGATAAATTTTGTCGTGAGATATGTCCTGTTCTTAATCCAAGATTGTTGGAAATTGAATATTCAAGAGTAGTATCAGGTTGGATAAAGGATTTTTATGATAATTTCAAAAAAGCGCCTGGAAAAGACATTCTGAAATTATACAGAGCAAAATGCAAGGAAATATCTGATGAAGATTTGCAAGATAATATCCTTTCATTCATAGAAAAAGTTTGTGATGATTTTGATGATATCAAAAACTTCAATTATGATTTTGCTTTGAGTGAAGCATTGAATTATCTCAAGTCAAGAAGTTTGAAAAACCTTGCTGAGGATATTGACTCTTATTTGGTGAATGGGGAGATTGCAAAGGCAGAGAATATATTGACCAAATACAGGAATGTTGAGAAAGGAAGTGGGAAAAGTATATCATTACTGCATAATAGTGAATCAATAGTGACAAGTTTTACTCAGGAAGATGATTTGTTATTCAAGTTTCCTGGTGCTTATGGTTCAGTTGTTGGTGATGTTCACAGAGAAGATTTTATATCATATTTAGCTCCTATGAAGCGCGGAAAAACTTTTGCCTTGATTGATGCTGGAGTTGAAGGTTTGAGAAATGGATTGAAAGTACTTCATGTTTCACTTGAAATGAGTGAGAACCAGATGTTAAAAAGATATTGGACAGCATTGACTGGTCAATTGAATAAAGATAAAGATGATATAAGTTATTCATATTTTGAGAAAAATGATGATGATAAATATGAGATAAAACATAAAATTATTTCCAGAAAATCAGTATTGATTGAAGAAATACAGAAAGAACAGAAAAGTTTGAGGAGAATGTTCAGAGGCGGTGACATCAGGATTCTTGCTGTTCCGGCATATAATCTGACAGTCGAGCAGTTGGAATTGGAACTTGATAAACTTGAGCAGAATGAAAGTTTTGTTCCAGATGAAATAATAGTTGATTATGCTGACATCATGAAACCAACTGACAAGTCAGATTACAGGAATCAACTTGACGGAATATGGAAAAGATTGAGAGGTTTGGCACAGAAAAGAAAAGCAGTTGTTTTTACAGCTTCACAATCTGGAAGAGCAAGTATAGATAAGAATGTGGATTCAAAAGATATTGCTGAAGATATTAGGAAACTTGCTCATATAACAAGCATGGTATCATTGAATCAGACAATAGAAGAAAAAAAGAACGGTGTTATAAGATTGAAACAGTTGGCAGTTCGTGAGGGTGAACAGGAATTCAGAGAAGCAGTTTGCACTCAATGTCTTTCAATTGGCAGAATAGTTACTGATAGTCATTTTTCAGATGAAGTTGATGAAAAAGAGTTGAAGAAAAAATCCAAGAAAAGATTATAAAAAACTACTTGACATAAAATAAAAAGTACTATATACTAATATTGTAAGTGAGAAAAAGAACTTACAAAGGAGTAAATATGCACGGAATCATGGAAAACGACAAAATGTTTTCAGGAAATGGAATTCGTCCTTGGCACGGATTAGGAACAGTAATTGAAGGTTGTCCAACTTCAGAAGAAGCAATCAGAATTGCAAATTTGGGTTGGGATGTTGTTCAAGAACCTGTTTATTTGCAAAATGGAAAAGAAGTTTCCAATATTTATGCAAACATCAGGAAAGATACTGAGGATGTTCTTGGTGTTGTTCGTGGAAGGTATCGGATTGTTCAAAATACAGAATCATTCAGTTTTGTGGACAATATCATTCAGAACACCAAAGGAATTGAATGTAAGTATGAAACAGCTGGTTCTTTGTTCAATGGAAGAAGGGTTTTCATGCTTGTAAGACTTCCTGATGTGAATCTTGTTGGCGATGAAGTTGAGAATTATTTATTTCTTTCAAATAGTCATGATGGAACAAGTGGATTGATGGCTGGAATTACCAATGTGAGAGTGGTTTGCAATAACACGCTTCAAATGGCAGAAAGAAGTGCAAGTCGTATTTGGAAGATAAGACATACTGAATCTTTGAAAGGCAAGCAGAAGGAAGCAGAAATTGCACTTGGTTTGGCATTGAGTTACACTGAAAGAATTAAAGAAGATGCCCAGAAATTGGCAATGCAGAAAGTTGATGAAGAAAGGTTTTTCAAAGAATTTTTCAGAAAATTACAACTTACAGACAAGTCAAAAGAAAAAGTCATGTTGTCAATCGGTGATATTTTTCATAATAAAAATGACTTGCAGAATTTCCGTGGAACAAAATGGGGACTTTACAATGCTGTTGCTGATTATGTTTCAAATGGTGAACCGCTTCGTAAAACTTCTACAAGAAAAGATTGGCAAATGGCTGGTTTCATGGATGGTTACCGAATGTTGAACAATGCACAAGAGATATTGATGGTGGCATGAGGTAAAATGATTGTTGAAGGGTATAGAATTTAAGTCCTGTACCCTTTTTTATTTTAATCCTATAATAATATAAAGGATTTTTATATGCAGAAGATTAAAATAGCTTGTACTACAGGAATAACTATTTCATTGAATGAATTGAGTGTTTATCCTGGAAAATTAAAGAAACATTCACAGCTTGAAATTGAAAGAATATGTGATAGTATTGAGAAAGATGGATTTTTGTTTCCGCTTGCTGTTGGTAAAGTCAATGGTAAGAATTATATTATTGACGGAGAATGTACTTATTATGCGCTTCAGGAACTTAGATACAGAGGATATGAAATAGATGAAGTTCCGGTTTTCTATGTGAGAAGTAGTGAAAAAACAATCAAAAGAAATATTTTGATTGGAACATCAACTAATCATTGTGTATTGAAGTCCGGACTTGAAAAGTTTTCAGATGATGAACAATTATTGAAAAAATTAGCTTTTAATGAAGGTTCAATAATTGATTTTTATTCTGCCCGTGATTTTACTGATTTGGAGTTTGAAAAACCAAAAAGGGAAGTTAAGGATAAAAATGATGATTACTTTTCTTTATTGAATCAGGGGGTAATTTAATGCAATTATTTTTATCGTCAGTTATTGAACATTCCATATATTTTGAACATGTTGAAAAATTGGAAAAAATAATTGATTTTAAAAAAAACTATATACTTCAAACTTTTTATAAAATAAAATCTGGAGATGAAAAATACCAGGAAATGAGTAAAGGTTTTATGATGGATTCTGGTGCTTTTTCGGTTATGAATTCAAGAAAGCAGGCGCAAAATTTTAATGCTTTAGAATATACTAAAAAATATGCTCAGTATATAAAAGAAAGAAATATTAAATGTTTTATTGAACTTGATATTGATGGAGTTTTTGGTATTCAAACTTATATTGATTGTCTTCATTGTTTACAAGATATAACTGGTACTGAACCATTAAGAGTATGGCATAAAAGAAGAGGATTCAAGTATTGGGTTGAATTGGTTAAAAAATATGATAGGGTTTGTATAGGCGGTATTGCGGTTAAAGATTTATTGCTTGATGATGAAAAGACTTTTAATTTTTTAATTTCAACTGCTCATAAAAATAATTGTAAAGTTCATGGTTTAGGAGTAGGGTCCGCAAAATATATTAGGAAATACGATTTTGATTCAACTGACACTGCTGGTTGGCTATCTTCAATGCAATTTGGAAAAGTGCATAAATTTAATGGTCGTGAAGTTAATTCCTATACAACTGATGAAATAAATCCAGAAAATGAAAGGTTAGCAATACGATTTTCTGGTATTTATGCGTTAAAAGAATGGGAAAAATTTGCAAGGTATTGTGATACTTTTTAAGGAAATAATTTTGAAAGTATTTTTTTAAATTTCATGCATACGAAAGAAAAGACTATTTATTGTTCCTATAATATTAATAAGTGAAAATCGGAACCTAGCTCCGATTAAATAAATTCTTTAGGAGGATACCATGAAAAGGTATTCGTTTTTTGTGACTCTGATTGCTGTAGCATCAGGTTGTTTGGCACTTATGGCAAATTTAATAAGTGGTCGTCTTGGTTATTTTGGTCCATATATTGCACCGATGGGAGTTTTTTTCTTTCCTTTGATTTATGTCCTTTCAGATGTAACTTCTGAAGTTTATGGATATCGGGTTAGCCGTTGGATTGCTTGGATTTCTGCTTTGATTAATGTTTTCTTTGTAGCTGGCATTATGATTGTAGTTACTCTTAATAAACCGGCCCCATGGTGTATTGAAACCGATGTTTCGATTAAAAATTTGCTCGTAGGAACATCTGGAATCAGCGGTATGTTGAGAGTTTCAACAGCTGGCATTATTGCTTCAGTTCTTGGCGGATGGGTAAATGATATTATTTTTCAACGCATGAAGCATAAGGATGGAAAGAAAGGTTTTGCAAAAAGAAAGTTTCTTTCATCATTTGGAGCAGAAATTGTTGATACAGGTACTTTCATAACTCTTGGTTTTCTTTTTACCCAAGGTTGGTCAATTCAGATGTATCTGGTTCAATTCATTTTGAAATATACTGTTGAAATTATTACCGAACCTTGTGCTCATTTATTGGCTAATTCTTTGAGAAAGAAAGAAGGCGATGATGTTTTTGAAGACCGAAATAAGTTTAATATTTTTGGTTTTGAAAAGAAGGTGAGTTGAATGAGAATTTTAGTTTTGTGTTCCGGCGGTCTTGATTCTACTGTTTTATTATATAAGGCGGTGAATGAGGTTGGTTCTGAGAATGTGATTGCCATGAATACATTTTATGGTCAGAAACATTCAAAAGAAATGGAATTTGCGAAGTGGAGTTGTGACCATTTGAAAGTTAAACTTCATAATATTGATTTATCGGCAATATTCAATTTTAATCCTGATTGTTCTGCTTTGTTGAAAAAGTCAAAAATGAAAATCATTCATAAATCATATTCTGAACAATTGAATGATTTGAAAAAAGAAGGTAAACCACCTACGGTTACAGCTTATGTTCCATATAGAAATGGATTGTTTTTATCATACGCTTCAGCAGTCGCTTTACAGTTGAATTGCGATAAAGTTTACTATGGGGCGCATTCAGATGATTCAGCTGGTCATGCTTATCCAGATTGTTCACCTGAGTTTATTAAAGCTCAATCCGAAGCAATAAAAGAAGGTACTGCTGGAAAAGTGATAATGGAAGCTCCTTGGTGGAACTTGAATAAATCACAGGTTGTAAAAGCAGGAATTGATTTAGGAATGAATCATGAAGAGTTTGAACATACTTGGTCTTGTTATGAAGGTCTTGAAAAGCCTTGTGGTTCATGCGGAACTTGTATTGATAGAAAAAAAGCATTTGTTGAAAATGGTATTTTTGATATTGATTAATTAGTTTCACAAAAAAGCTGAGGTTTTAAGTGCCTTAGCTTTTTTACTATTCCTATAATAAACATATGAATTTTGAGAAACTTTTTTCAGACTATCATATCAAATACAGTACAAAGATAAACAGAGGATGGGTGAATGTTGAATGTCCTTTTTGTACATCAGAACATCCAATGCACCTTGGTTTCAATCCTGCAGGTGATTATTGTACTTGCTGGAATTGTGGTGGTCATGATTTGAAAAAAGCATTGTCAAAAGTCCTGAGCGTTCCATATTCAGATATGGATGAATTATGTGAACAATATGCTGGAAGAAATCTGATACTTTCAAAACTCAATAAAAAGACAGCAAAAGCAAAAAATCTTCAACTTCCGAATGATACGTTCACATCAGCAGAAAAAAAGTATTTGATTTCAAGAGATTTTTTACCTGAGTTTTTGCATGAAAAATATCATGTGGTTGGCGGTGGTGTTGCAGGCAGATGGAAATACAGAATAATTGTTCCAGTTTATCTTGACGGTAAATTGGTCAGTTGGACAGGTAGAAGTATTCTTGATAAAAAAATACTCAAAGAAAAAGAGATACCAAGATACAAGAATCTTTCAATTGAGGAATCAGTGATAAACATAAAGGAATGTTTTTTCAATATTGACAACTGTAAAAATGATTCAGTTTGTTTAGTTGAAGGCACATTTGATGTTATGAGGCTTGGTGATGATTTTATATGCGGTATGGGAACTGAACTCACTCAGGGCCAGATTTTACTGATTAAACAGAGATTTAAGAAGGTGTTCATAATGTTTGATAATGAGGATGAAGCACAGAAAAAAGCAAGGAAGTTTGGTTTGCAGATTGCTTCAATTGGGGTGGATGTTGAGGTTGTGAATGGTTATGCAGATTTCAATAAAAATGATGGTGCTGAGTTGAATGATGAAGAAGTTGCAATTATCAGAAAGGAATTAGGATTTTGAAAGATATTGAGTTGAATCAGTTCCAGAACAGAATTGGAAAAAAGAAATATGTGGAATTATATCATAAATATTATAGTGGTTGTAAGGTGAAGAAAAACAAAAGATTCAGCGGTGAAGTTTATGAGAATGATGATAATAAAATAAATGAGATAAAACAAAAATATTCAAAAGGTGTTACAAAAGAAATTATATCTGATTGGATAAAAAATTTATAAAAACTACTTGACATAAAATGAAAAGTACTATATACTAATATTGTAGGTTGAGAAAACAATTTACAAAGGATGGTTTTTATGGAATACAAAGTGAATGATTTTGGAACATTTTCAGGAAAGAAAATAAATTATATGTTATTTGGTAAACCAATGGATTTTGATAATTCAAATTTGAATAAACTTATAAATGAAGGTTTTGAATTAATTGAAACATTCAAAAAGCCATTTTCGACAGTATATTATCTTGAAAATAAAAAAGATAGTTTGTATGCAGTTGCTTACAGACATTTTGCTAAAATTATAAATAACAAGGAAGATGCAATTCAGATATTAAGTTATGATGCTGATATTGCAGATTTATATCATTTGGTTTGATAATTTACAGAGGAGTGAATTATGAACAAGTTAGGTTTTGTTGAAACAGATAAAAATGCAATATTTTCAAATTATAAAAAAGCGGAAAATAAGGTTCAAAATATTTATGTTAAATATGGTTTCAAAGTATGGAAATATGATGAAGGACAGAAAAAAGAATTGAATGATGCTTTGAAAGATTTTAATTTTGCTAAAGGCAAATGTATGCAGTTAGGAATCAGGGTATAAGGAGGTAAATTATGAAAACAACAATAAATGGTAAGGAAGTTAAATTATTTACAAGAAATGACATTTCAGTCATTTTGACCAAAATAGTAAATGAATATCTTTCAAAAGGATTTGTTTTTGCAATTGATGATAAATTAAGAGGTTCCCAAGGTGAAGAAGTCAAAATTGATTTGACTAATGATGGTGGTAAAACTATTCATAGAGTTTGGTTGACTAGTGATTTTATTGATATTTCAAATAGAGTATTGATTATATCAGTTAAAAAATATTTGGAAGACGCTTGTTGGTTTTCGAAAGGTGAGCTTGTTTATCAGAGGAAATTCTATTCAATAAATGAAAGAATTGATGAAAAAGGTGTTTTTGTGGAATTTGAATCTGATTATAAATCAATAAGGAAAATTCAATATGAAAGGGCAAGAAATAAATATGACTATGATTTTATTATGATTAAATTGTCTGAATCATGTAAATCTGTGGCTTTGAAAATAATCAGAAAAAGAAAAGGATATAAGACAGTCAAATTGGATGATATTGAAAATATTTATCATAGACTTTTTTATGGTTATGATTTTAGATTTTTTGACAAAGCTTCTTTTTCAATTAAAACCGTAAATCAATCCTATAATAATTTGTGAGGTTTTTCTATGAAAAAGAATAAATGCAAAATCTGCAGGAATTACGAAGGTAGGGAAAAAGAAGTTGGGAAAGTAATCATTCAAGATTCAGTGAATGTTCCGATTTTTCATTACTGGAAATGGTGTAAGATTCACAACAACTGGTGCAGAAACGTTGCTGGAAAATGTGAAAGAATCGTTTCTGAGGAAATGTGCGGAGTCAGCTATAAAATGGTGGAGTTTGATGAATTATGAAAGATAAAAATTGTTTAAATTGTATTAAGAAATGCAAAGAAAAGATTGACCCTGAGTTTTGTTATTGTGATGATTGGAGTAATAATATTAAAGATTTAACTTTTGAAGAAAGAGCAAAACTTTTCAAAGAAGCAGTTGAGAAAGCAGAAAAGAAGTACGGTGTTGAGATTGATGCTGGATATATCAATTCTTATGATGATTCAGAGAATTTAATTATTCAGGAAATGAGGGGTGTTGAAGTCATAAACGAAATTTATTTTCAAACTTTAAGTAAGGAGTTGTAATATGGATGATGAAGAAATAATGGAACTTGCGGAAAAGTTCTGGTTGGATTTTAAGGCAGGAATAAATATCTCAAATGAGTTACCTGATGAGGCAAGAGACAAGATGTATGAAGCATTGAGAATACAATTCAAGATGGCATTTTTCATCGGATATAATGTCTGTGAGGAAAAATATAATCCCAGTTTGTCATTCGCAAAGACAACTTTGAGGAATCTTTACAAGGGTGGGAAAATAAAAATCTGATGAAAAAAGTGATTATTCTATATGAAAAATCATGCAAAATTTACTAGTAATTTAGCAAAAACTGTTATAAAATTAAGTAAATTGATTGATTTTGGATGGAAATCAGTATGAACAAAAAAGCAAAAAATTCACCGTTCGTGAAAAAAAATGAACTTATCTCAGATATTCCTTCAGAATACATTTCAAGTAAGGAACTGACAATAACGGAAGCAAGAAAACTTCTGCCTGAGAATCTCAAACATCTTGAACTTAATCCGAGGGAATACAAATTCCTTGCTGTTTATTGCTCAAATAATTTTGATGCTGTTGATGCTGTTGAGAAAGCTGGATATGTGGAAAGAACTCACGCAAAATATCGCGCCATAGCCTACAGTTTGTTGCAGAGAAAAGAGATAGTTGAGGCAATAAGAATATATATTGATACAGTAATACAGCCTTATAAGGACAGATTGGAACTTGAATTATTGAACATATACTACAGGAGAGCGACTTATATAATAACTGAGTTTTTTGATAATCTCGGATTCGCAAAACCTCTTGATGAGATAGACAAAGAATGGAGATGTTGCATTGATTCAATTGAGCAGACAAGATACGGAAGAAAATACATACTTCCCAACCGTGACCTTGCACTTCAAGCATTATACAGATTCGTCACAGGTCAGGATATGACAACTTCATCTGTACTTCCTGAAGAAGCACAGAAAAAAATGAAGATAATTTATAACAACATCCTTAAAATAAATGCAAACATAAAACCAGCCAACATAAAGAAAAAGACAAAGAAAGCAATCAATACATAAAGGAGAAATCATACTATGGAAGAAATGACTTTATCAGAATTTGTGAACGTACTTCAGAACATTTGTCATGAAGGAAAATCAAACTACAAAATAAAAATAAACAATGAAAACGCAAGATTCTCAGGTTTTTATACCGACAAAGAAAAAGAGGAAATAAACATCATAATCAAATAAAAAAGGGTATAAATGAAAATTATACTGAAAACAAAGATTATAATGTGATTTTATAATATAGAATATGAGAGATGTATTGTGAAATATATATGGAAAAGAGTATATGAGAATGAGGAAAATGAATGTGACATAAAAGTACATAAAGAAATGTGAGATTTTCCATAGTGAAAAATCTTATAATAAAAGTAAAGGAGAAAATAAAAAATGAAAGAACCAATTGGCTTTAAGATGACACTTGATGATGAAACGGTAAAAATGAATAAAAAAGTAAAAGTTGTTAAAGCATCAACTAAATTTTTAACTGATTCACAGAATAAAATAGTAAGTGTTTGTGACAATATGAAAGATTTGCTTTTATATAAGAATCAGAAATATGGTGATTCGGCCCTCAACCCTGAACCAATCTTCTACAAAGGAAATGCAACAAACTCAATTCTCATTCGCTTAAATGATAAAATCAGTAGAATTAAGAACAACAAGGAAGAGATTCCAAGAATAAATGATATTGCTGATATTATCGGTTATTGTGTTCTTTTGCTTGTTTCATTGAACGCAAAAAAAGAAGATTTTGATAAACTTAAAGATTGATATTCAATCCTATAATAAATTAAACAAAGCTTTCATAAAGGAGGAAACAGATGAAAGTATTTGAGTTTGCAGGAGTCATTTTCAATGCGAACAATGTCTGTACGATTCAGAAAGTGACGGTCAACAATAAAGGTCTTTCAGGAAAGATTGAGAAAGACAAACCAGAGAAAGTCCCAGCTTTTCAGATTGTTACTGTTGCTGGTGGAATGAATTTCACATTTAAGACAGAAAAAGAACGTGATGAAAAATTCAATCAGCTTTTGAATGGTTTGAAGGAACTTTGATTTATGAAAGATTTTCAGAACACAATCACAGAAAGAGATGCGCATAAAGTTGTCACCACAAACACAAAATTATTTGTGTATCAAGGTGAGAGATGTATTGGAAGTTCTGGTTGCATAAGACCAAAAGATTTCAACTTCAATGCTTTGTATAAGCTGGCTATGCAGAAATCAGGTGAACAAATATTAAAACAGGTGGGTTAAAGGAGGCAAAGAAATGAGCTTTTTTAAACAGAGATGGGTTCAGATTGTGGCTTTTATTATGGTCATTCTGGGCATTGTGATTCTGTTACTGTCAGGAATGTCAGTGGCAGATATCGGGAAAATTCCAACACTTGTCGGAGCAATCATCACAGCAATAGGACTTCTCATTACGTTCATTCGTGAGCATATTTTTGAGAAAATTGCCAATGAGTATCTTGCTTTAGACAAAGGTAAGATTGTGGTCAAAAACACAGTTGACAGTGAAGAGGACAGGAAAAAATTAAATCCTAAATCCTAATTCTTGAAATCCCGATTCCTGAACCTTTTGGACGGTTGAAACATACCGTCCATTTTAAGGAGTGAATATGAATGAAAATGAAGTTGAGGAAGATTTTGATGATGTAATTGATGATGATAAATTGGCAAAACTTATTGAGTTAAAGTCGGAATTGACACGTTTGCTTGATAAGGTGGATGATTTGATTGAAGAATGGTAAATATTTAGGGTGGGTAATATGTTTGAGTTCTATATGAGAAAGAGTGATGAAGCTTGCAACAAAGCTATAAATTATTGGAAAGAAGGAAATTTTGATTCAGCTTCTTTTTTCAAGAAAGTTTCTGTTGGTTTTAAAGAAAAAGCAATGAAACTTCTTGTGAATGAGGCATAAGATGAATTTTAAGCATATACGGAAAGTTGTCATGTTCTGGTTTCTTGTTGTGATAACTTTTCCAATTCAAGTTATTTTTACAGGAACTATTTGCGTAATAGAATACATAAAAGATGTTTTTGATTCAGAAACAATAGAAAGGTGGATGAAATGAAGATAAATATAAAACAAATTAACGAAGGAAAATTGCCGGAATACAAAACTTCAGGAAGTGTTGGTGCTGATTGTTTTGCCAACATAAATGAAGATTTGTTTTTGTTCAAGAATCAGATTGTAAAAGTTCCTTTGGGATTTGCGGTTGAGATTCCTGAAGGATATGAGATTCAGGTGAGAGGCAGAAGTGGTCTGAGCAAAGACATGATTTTTGTTATCACTGGAACAATTGATTCAGATTATAGAGGTGAGGTATCTGCTGTTTTGTATAACGCAAGTGGCAGAATGTTTAAGATAAAGAAGTATGACCGAATTGCTCAAATAATTCTTTCACCTATAATAAAAGCAGACTGGAATCATGTTCAAGAACTTTCATTGACTGAAAGAGGTGAGAATGGTTTCGGTTCAACTGGGGTATCTGAAAAAGAAGATTTTTATGAGCCTTTTCAGACTTTTCAGGAATGTGAGAATATGGTCGGAAGGGAAGTTCTGCTTGATGATAAGAATATAATGAAGATTGAAGCAATTGAGAACAATTTTCTTGGTAGACCTGTTTTTGTTCTTTCATTCAGTGGAACTAAATGTGAGCAAAGGCTGAACACGATTCAGATGTTTGAACGTGCTAAAATTGATGGTCACAGATTCGGCAGGGTAATAAAATGATAACTTGTGAATTGAGAAGATTATTGAAAGATGAAGTTGTTCCAGTATCAATTCCAAAAGAAATTGAGAAAGTATTTGATGTATGGTTGGAAAAAAGAAAAGATAAAAACGAAACTTCAAAAATTGAACTGTTGGAAATATTTTATGCTGGATATATTCTTGCAAATCCAGTATTGAGGGAACAGTATTTGAAATAGTGCATTAGTGAATTCGTTCATATTTACTCCGCCACCTAGTTGAATGTCATTTGACTAGGTGGCACTTTTTTTAACTATTTTATAAAAACTACTTTACAAAAATTAAAATATGCTATATACTAATATTATGAATTGAGAAAGACAATTCATGAAGGAGTAAATTATGGTAACACGTTTTATTTTTGTTGTTGGTTTCGTTCTGATAAGTTACGGAATCATAAAAGGTGAATATAAGAAAATCAGCTGGGGTTGGGTTTTCTTGGGAACAGTTTTGGCAGTGGGTTCTGTCATTTTAGAAAAAATATAGTGAATCAGTCCTGCAAAAAATGCAGGACTTTACATAAGGAGATAAATATGACAAACAAAGATTTTTTATTGCAGATGATTGAACAGCAGACAGGTGTTTCTGTTTCTGTTGTTTCAGAGATTTTCAGTATCATAAATGAATATGACTGGAAAGTTTTCTGTTCACAGATGGGAGATTATGACCATCCTGAGGAAAGAGTTCAGGCGAAAAAAGTGATGGATGAAAAATTAAAATCCTATCGTGAAGAAGATTGGAAAAAGGTTTGGTATTGTCTCAATGATGATAAAAAGATTTCTGATTTTTATTTTCATAAGTTTCATAATATGAATGATGATGAATTCCAGATTTCTTCATCTGTTTTGATGTAAAGGAGGTTTGAATTATGACTGAAATAAATTATGGTGCAAAGAATGTTGATGAATTGGTCAGTAAATTGAATCGTTATGTTTTAGACCCTGATTTTGAGAAATACGGTAATTTCATCATCAAGAATCCGAAGTTTCCGAAAAGCAGAGAGAATACAGAAAAATATAAAGGTTGGACATACTTTTTCGGAAACTTCTTTGATTATTCAAATGCTTTCAGTATTTTCACTAATGATAAGAATGTTGTGAAGCTTCTCACCAAGGTAATTCGTAATAATCAGAAAACAAATGAATATCAGAAAGCAAGAAAAGAAAGAATTGAATCTGAGGAAAAACTTGAAAGAATCAGAATGGAAAGAATAAATGAATTGATGAAAAAATAAAAAAAAATAATTTACTTCTTTTGTCCTTCTGTTGTCGTTGATAGCAGAAGGATTTTTTTATTTATTAAAAATAAAATATAATATATAATAAAGACATGGAAGAATTTGATGGAACAACTTTTAATGATGAGATTCTGCAAGCGTTGATTGATAATCCTCATTTGCTTGGTCATCTTATGGGAAAAGACAAATTGACACCACTTCATTCTGAATGGATAAAATATTGCTGGGACAGTAACGAACCAAAAGCGTTGCAAGCATTCAGAGGTGGATATAAGTCAACTGCAATAGATGTGGTTGGAACAGTAAGATGGTTTCTGCTTCAACCTAATGACCGAATCGCACTAATAAGGAAATCATTCAATGATTCAGCAACAGTGGTTTCAGCAGTAAGACAAGCAATGGAACTTCCCCAGATTAAGGAATTGTTCAAATATGCTCACGGTTTCTATCCGAAAGCAATAATGGCAAAAGATGGAAAACTGAGATACAATTTCAAAACAACGATAACTCCAGAGGTTTCTTTTACAGCACATGGAATTGATTCATCATTGACTGGTATGCACTATGACAAGATTATTTGTGATGATATTATCACGCTTAAAGACAGAGTTTCAAAAGCTGAGAGGGAAAGAACAAAAGAAATTGTAAATGAAATAGCAACGAATATAATTGACCCAGGCAAAGGCAGTATCTGGGTTGGTACACCTTGGCATAAAGATGACGCTTGGAATGAGATAAACAGTTTCACAGACATTGCTATGTATCCAATTTCAAAGTTCAACTTTCTTGGTGAAAATGCAATTGAAAATAAAAAACGAACTACAACACCGTTCCTGTATTCTGCAAACTATGAGCTTGAAATAAAAAGAGATGAAACAAGTTTATTCTCAGAACCAAAGATGGCAGAAGGTTGGGATTACACGAAAAGAAGTTATGCTCATATTGACTGTGCCTATGATGGAAATCACTATTGCGCTTTGACAATTATTTCACCTCTTGATAATGATGACCCAACCAAAGCGACAAAATTTCAGGGAATCGGCTTTGCCTATCCAGGAAACTGCAAGGCATGGGGAAATGAAGTGGCAAGACTTTTCAGGAAATATAAATGCAGATTCTTACTGAATGAAACAAATCCAGACAAAGGCTATTTTGCGAATCAGATGGAAAAACTTGGTATAAGGACAAAAACTTATGCTGAATCTGAAAACAAACATATCAAAATTTCAACTAATCTTTATGAGTACTGGGATAATATTTACTGGTCACCTGATACAGACCCAGAATATTTGAATCAGATAATTGACTACAGGGAAGGAAGTGAGCCAGATGACGCACCAGATTCATGTGCAACAATATTGCGTGAACTTTGTAAACCGAATAAATCAAAGTCAAGAGCACTTTGGACTTAAAAAATAATAATTTTACTCTTTATTTTTTAAGAGATATATTTTATTATTTTAGTGAGAGGTGATGAAATGGAAACTTTACTCAAAATAATATTAGGTGTTGTTTCAGTTTTGTTTGTAATAGTTCTCATTAAAAATAAAAAAAATTCTGATGATATAAAAAAGCTTAAAGAAGAAAATGATATTTTAATTAATTCTTATGACAATCTTAAAAAAATTTATGATTTGAAAGTTAAAGAATCTGAGATTGAGAGGGAACATAATGAAAAAGTCAACGAAAAGATTGATAATGTTCATCATGGTTCTGTTTCTGATGCTATTCATCAGTTGCAGGAGCGTTGAACCAAAGATAATTTATAAAACCGCTTTCATAGTTCCTGATTTAGATTTTCCGGAGTTTCCAGTGCTCGGAGAATGTGAGGAACTTGATGAGGGAGTTTTGGTGAAAGATAAGAATTTTTTTATAGATTTACTAATCTATAAAATCAAGATAAAAGATGTTGAGGAACTTTACAAGGAAAAGAAAAAGCTTTACGAAGGAGTGAAAGATGAATAATTATGATAATGCAGTTCCAAAAGCTTTGAAGTTTTTGGTGAGTGACGGTGATTTAATTGATGAGAATGGAAACGTGATTGCCCATTCAGACACATTGAAAGATATGTATGACCAGGCAGTTCCTGAAGTTAAAAAGTATTTGCTTTCAGATGGTTCTGTTGTGGATGAAAATAACAATTTGATTATTAAAAATGATTATTATAAACAAGTTTATGACCAAGCAATTCCGAAGGCTTTGAAATATCTTCATTCAGATGGAACAATAAGTGAAAATCCAGACAATAATGAAAAAGTCTATGCTTGGAAAGATAACAATGACAATGTGGCATATTTTAATTTTTCAGAATCTCCTGAAGATGATGAGGCATTTGAAGCTTCAAAACTTCTCAGTATTGATTTTGATACAATTTTGAATGGCATATCAATCATTCTTGCTGGAAATATTACGAATTATGAATCATATACGAAAAACAGCGACAGTGAGTTTGAGATTGTTGTGAATAATGTTACTTATACATATATAAGATATACTGATAAAGATTTTGAGCTTTGGGAAGTTTAAGGAGAAATTGAAATGGACGATTTACGTTTGAAAAGCAGGATAAGGAATGATGGCTGGGTGAATCTTTTTTCAGGACTTGGTGGGAAAGCTGATAAACGGAAATCAACCAAAGCACGTCCAAATGGATTCCTTCTTGATGTTGAGCTTGAAACAATTTACGCAGATGACGGACTTGCCGCAAGAGCAATTGACCTTCTTCCAGATGATATGATGAAACAAGGTTGGCATTATATCTTCAATTCAGAAAAAGAAGGAATGGAAGAAAAATCAAAAGTTTATGATGAAGTATTCAAGACAATTGGAGCAAATAAGAAAATAAACCAAGCTTTGAAATGGGCAAGGCTTTACGGTGGTTGTCTGATTCTGCTTGGTGTATATGACGGAGAACAGCTTGACCAACCTCTCAATTTAAGAAAGATAAAGAATTTTGAAAATCTGAAAATAATTCCAAGAAACAATATTATGTATGGAACTATGGAATGGCAGATGAATCCTGATTTACCGAATTATGGACAAGTTGAATATTATCCTGTTTCATTTTATGTAGGCAGACAGTGGGAAGTAAAGAGAGTTCACCATTCAAGAGTGATTGAGTTGCACGGCATAGAGATACCTTCATCTGAGGCAAGTATTATTCCAATGGAGTTCAGATATTGGGGAATTTCAGTTTTGCAGAGAATACAGGACAGATTGAAGGATTTGGGCGCAAGTTTTGGTTCATTAGCAAATCTTATGCACGAACTTACAATTGGTAAATATAAATATCGGGATTTGGCTGACATAATGGCAAGTGAAGGTGGTGAGAAATTGGTTCAGAATCGCCTTCAGGCTATGGATTTAATGAAGTCAACTTTCCATTCAATCATAATGGACACTGATGAAGATTACATCAGAGATACACTTTCATTCGGTGGTGTTTCTGATGTTCTTTATCAGTTCATGATATTGACTTCTGCTTGTACTGGTTATCCAATGACAAAACTTTTTGGTATAAGTCCGGGTGGTTTGAACAGTACTGGTGAATCTGATATGTACCAGTATTATGATATGGTAAGAGCAAAACAGCAGACGGAACTTTTACCGATTCTGGAAAGAATTGTGCATATCATATCTCAATGGCAGAATGTTGAGGAACCAACAATTGAGTTCAATCCTCTTGAGCAGATGAGTGAAAAAGAGAAAGCTGAACTTGAAGAAAAGAAAGCAAACACAGAAAGAGTCAAGATGGAAACATATCAAGGATACATTGATATGGGAATCATGACACCTGAGATTGTTGAGGAACTTGAGTTTGGTGAGACACTTAAAGAAATAAATAAAAAAGTTGGAAATACAACTGAGCTTCCAGCTGTTGGTGAGGAGTAGAAAATGGAAAGTTGGCTGTCTTTTGTTTCAATTGTCGCAAGTTTTGTGACGTTCATTGGTTTTATTGCAGTATTTGTTAAACTTGGTAGAGAAAAAGGAGAAACAGATGCTAATATGAAAGAAATGAAGGAACGAATTATTAGGAATGAGAAAAAACTTGATGAATTGGATAACGAGTTTACCCAAAAAGAAGTTGAGAATGCCAGAATAATGGGTTCAATATCTAATGATTTAAGTTGGATAAAAAACAGCCTTATTGACATTAAATCAGAGTTATCAAAGAAAGGATAAAAGGAGATAATTATGACAGAGTTAATTTTCAAAATCATGCTTGCAACAGTAGGAACAACTGAAGTTATCAAGAACTTTGTGCAGAAAGGTGGAAAACGTGTTTGGACTTTGGTTGCGCTTGTTGTCGGTGCTGGAATGGTTGCAATAGCAAATTTCTGTCCTGATGTAATTCTCACAGGAATAGTTGCTGTTTCAGGTGCGCTTGTTTTCTATGATACAATCTTCAAATCGTTTCAGAAGTTCATTGAGAAAATGACTGCAAAAGGAACTGATGAATGAAAAAATTATTACTTTATCTTTGGCAACTTCCTCAGAATATTCTTGGGGTGATTTTGATATTGTTCACCAGAGCCAGTGAATATACCACAATCGGCAGATATTGGAAAGCTGAAGGAAAGTTTTATTTTGGGATTTGTCTAGGAAATTATATCATTTTTCAAGTACCGGACAATTACTATTATCAGTTGCCTTTGGTTAAATCGATAAAACATGAAGAAGGACACCAGAAACAAAGTCTGTATCTTGGTTGGTTCTATCTTCTCATAATCGGAATACCTTCATTTTTATTCAATGTCTTTGACAGGTTGTTTCATAACAAATGGAACACAGAGAAAAGAATGAAGTGGTATTATTCATTGCCTTGGGAGAAATGGGCAGATGAATTGGGTGGTGTAAGGAGATTTTCAGAATGACACTGGATGTTTTTGTAAATAAATACAACGGAAAGAAAGTTGATTTTGACGGAGTGTTTGGTGCTCAATGCGTAGATTTGGTGAGGAAATATTGGGATGAAGGATTAGAAATTCCAGAGCATACTGGTGCTTGTTCTACAACTGGTGGTGCAAAAGATTTATTCCTTGATTATGATAAAATGCCTCTTGAAAAAAAGTATTTTAAGAAGATTCCCAAAAACAAAACTTTTGTTCCTGGTGATGTTGTTATTTGGGATTCTACAGAAAAAAATCCTTATGGTCATGTTGCAATTTATCTTGGAAAACTGAATGAGTCGTTTATTGTTTTTGAACAGAATGGATTTGAACAGACTGGGGCGAAAATAACTGTTAGAAACAAAAATAATTTGCTTGGTGCGTTGAGAAAGAAATGAAGATAAAGAATGAAACTGAAATTCAACTGATGAAGATTCTCTATAAGACAAGTGGTGGTAAATCGACAAAAAACATCACTTCAAAAAGAGCATATCCAATTGGAATCGAAAAACAATATTACAGAAAATTAAAAGGATTTTTCCAACCTCTTACTGATTATGTGAACAAATACATAGATGAGAATATGGAACAACTTCTCAGAGGTGATTCAAAAGAAATAAGACTTGATACAATTCCAGGTGACAGTTTCAGAGAAATGCTTTTTGAGCTTGAAAACTGGTTGTCTGTTTATATGCCTGATATTTCAGAACTTCCAGAAGATTCAAATAATAACGTCATTCTTGTTTCATTGGCAAAAACAGCAGAAGAAGCAAAGAAATTCGGAGATAAAGAATTCCAGAAAACAATTGAAAAAGGAATACACATAAATCCACCTGTTTCAAGTCAGTGGTGGAATGATATGAGAAACAGCTGGGCTGAGGATAATTACACTTTGATTGTTTCAAATGCCAAAAACTATGTATCAAAGATAAATGCCTTAACAGAACAAGCAATAGTGAACGGAATGTCACCGTCAAAACTGAAAGAAGAAATAAAGAAAGCGACTGAAGGACTTTCAGACAAACATTGCAAACTTCTTGCACGTGACCAGATGGGAAAATTGAATGGTCAGATAACAGAAGCACAGATGCAAGAAATTGGTCTGAATCTGTATGTTTGGTCAACTTCATTTGATGACCGTGTAAGAGATTCTCATGCTTTGATGGAAGGTTTATTGTGCAGATATGATGATGCCAACTTATGCAGTTATGATAATGGGAAGACCTGGGTTGAAAGACCAGCAGGAGCAGTAAGACTTCATCCAGGACAGGACATTCAGTGCCGTTGCGTTGCTCTTGCTTTTTATCCGGAACTTGAAGCAGAGATGGAAAATGTTCCGATGCAGGAAATTGTTGCACAAGATGAAACTTTTGGTAATCCTGCCCTTTCTACTCCTGATATGGTTTTTGGAACCACTCCAGAAATATATAATTTTACTGAGGAAGAATTAAAGGAAATAAATGATAATTTTGAGATTTTAACAGATTTCATAACAAATAAAGGAATTAGAAAATATGTGAAAAATACTTTTGAAACTCCATATTTAAGTAATAATTCTTTGAAAGCTGTTTTTGTAAAAACTTTGCCCAAAATGGAAAAACCTTATTTTGTTTTCACTAAAGGAACTGAGAATGAAACAGCATATTATTATAATGGAATGATAACTTTGTTGAATCAAAGAGTTTTCAAAGATAAAACGGCACCAATTCATGAAATTATTCATGCTTTTTCTGAATTGAATCGTAAAAATCTAAAACCTCTTTCAAGAGATAAAGATTTTATGAAAGCTTTTAATAATGATTATTCAAAATTATTGATTTCTCATGGTGGAAAAGAAAAATTATTGAATAATGATATTTTGAATTTGTATTATAAAAATAGTTATGAATATCTTCCTATAATAGATTTGATTGGTGGAAAACAAGGAAAAAATTTATTACCTTTAATTAGAAAGGAAGATTATTGGAAAAATAATCATGATAGAGTTTACGATGAAGTTTTTGCAGAAGTTGGACAAGCTATGTTTGATAAAAAAAGAAGTATTTTGATTAAACGATATTTTCCTGAATCCTATAATAATATTAGGAAGCAATTCAGTCTATTTTTACAAGGAAGGTTATAGTTTATGTCACAGGAAGAATATTTTGAATATATCAATCGTAGTAGAGATGTTGAGGATTTTTTGAAAAAGTTTGGTGGACAATTTGTTTATAGCCTTAGTTTTGGTTGTGTTTATGTTTATGGTAAACAAGGTTTTTCTATGATGTTTAATGATTTTGAAAAAGATATCAAAAAATCCATTGAAAAAGATGAAAATATTTTGATGACTTATCCAGAAGTAAAATAATTCTTGATTTTTTTCTATTTACATATTATAAATAAAGTATGAAATTAGAGGAATACCACATTGAAGCTATTAAGAAAGCTTGCGAGAGTGTTGAATATGGTTCAGTAACAATAAAAATGAATCCGACACTTGACCATATTGATTTGGTAGTTGATAAACAGATAAGGTTGAAGTCAGAACCGACAAAACCTCCACTAAGAACAGTGGACAAAAAATACTGAATCAATAAAAAGAAAGCTGACTGAAAACAGAGGCAAACTTGATTTATTTCAGGTTTGCCTTTTTTTATTATATGGAGAAAAAGATGCTGAAGGATTTGAAGAGATTTGATAATATCGACAATTCACAATGGATGACAACGCCTTTCTCAGCCACAGCTGAAGGCTTCTTGAAAGGAAGAGCTATTGTCACATCAATTGGTGTTTTCACTTACGCCAGAAAAGATGGAACAGTTCAGAGAGAACTTAGGCTCCCTGAAGAAGTTTTCAGTGAACGAACTTTGGAATCAATGAAACTCAAACCAGTTACTTTGAATCACCCTGCAGAATTGGTAACAAAAGATAATGCAGACAAACTTCAGGTTGGAAGTCTTGGCGATAACCCTTCTTGGACAAAAGAATGGCATGACAGAAATTGGGAAGAAGTAACTGACGGTATCAACTGTGCAATCGATATGATTATCACAAAGAAAGATGCGGTTGATGCAGTACTTAATGGAAAACAGGCACTTTCAATGGGTTACACTTGTGACCTTGAAATGGCTGAACCTGGTGCAACTTGGTGTGGAGTTGAATATGACTTCATTCAGAGGAACATCAGATATAATCACTGTGCAATTGTAGATTCTGCAAGAGCAGGAGACAATGCAAAGATAGAACTCAGAGCGGACAGTCAGGATGCTGTCCTTGAGTATATGGTAACAAAAATCGATGGAGGTACCACAATGGAGTTGAAGAAAATCAACTTGGACGGCATCGACTATCAGGCTGAGGAAAGTGTTATCAAAGCACTCAACTCAGAAAAAGCAAGAGCCGATAAAGCCGAAAAAGACGCTTGTGAGAGCAAGAAAGCGATGGACAAGAAAGTTTCTGACCTTGAGGACAAGAACAAAGAACTTGAAAAACGCATTTCTGCCCTTGAAGCTGAGAAGGATACAGCCAAAGCGAAGGCTGATAATGCCGAGAAGGAACTTGAAGAACTCAAAAAGACTTCAATGGATTCAAGCAAGATTGATGAGATGGTTAGTGCAAAGATTGAACTTCTTCACAATGCAGAGAAGGCAGGTGTTGAGGTTAAGTCAGATATGGCTGATACAGACATCAAGAAAGCTGTTATCACAAAAGTTTTCCCGACAGCAAACTTTGACGGAAAGGATGATGTGTACATTCAGGCACGGTATGATGCTACGGTTGAGATTCTTGCTGAAAGAGCAGATAACAACACAAGAAAGTTCACAGCAGACCTTCCACCGGAACAGCGTGCTGATGAGAATGACGCAAGAGAGCGCATGATACAGCGTCTCAAAAATCACGGAAAAGAGGAGAAATAAAATGAATCTTTATGGTTTTCTTTCAGAGCAGAAGGCGATGGCTGGTCTGCTTTATGGTATGAATCCAAAGACGATTGTTTCAATTCCTGCGGGTGAGAATATCGCTTTTGGTAAGGCAGTTTTCCTTAACGGAAATAAATCTGCTGTTATGGGTGGAAAGTATGTTAATCACGCAACGATTGACCTTTCAGCTTACACAACAGCAAGCAAAGACATCACACTCACAATCAACGGAGTGGACATCACAGCAACAACATCAGGTGTTATTGCTACAGATGTTGCTGGAATCGTTGAGGACATTGCTGATGATGTTGAAGGTGTTACAGCAGTTGCTGGAACTTCAGGTGATGCTGGAAAGATTTTCCTTTCATCAGATGATGGAAAGACAGTCACAGTAAAACTTGTTTATGATGGTTCCGATGTTACATCTTCCAAAGTTACAACTTCAACTGATTGTGTTTATGCTGGTGTTTCAGTATTCCATCAGAATGCTTTCCTGAATACAAGAGGTTTCTACATCGAAACTGAAGCAGTGAACATCATGGAAAAAGGTTACATCTGGGGTGTACTCGCAAACGCAGTAACACCGACAATTGGTGCTACAGCTTATGCAACAGCAAGCGGAACATTCACAACAGAAAGTTCTGGTAACACTCAGGTTGGTGTATTCAAATCTGGTGCAGAAAACGGAATAAGTGCTGGTGAGAAACTTGCGCTTATCAGCCTGGAATAAAAAGGAGAAAAGAAAATGGCTTTTGAAAATAATCCTATCAGACTTGATTCAAATGAGTCCGCCTTTTTCAACCGTGAGCTTGCTTTCGTAAAGTCAAAGACATACGATGCAAAATATGCAGAGTTGAAAGGCTTGAAACTTATTCCTATTTCCACGGAAGCTGGAGCAGGAGTAAATGAGATTGTTTATCAGCAGTACCGTGGTGTTGGTTTTGCCAAAGTCATTGCTGATTATGCGAAGGATTTTCCACGTGTTGATGTTTATGGTGAAGAGCAGTCCGTAAAAGTAAAAGGCATTGGTGATTCATACGGATATTCAATCAAAGAAATCCGTGCTTCACAGCGTGCCGGAAAGAACCTTGACCAGCGCAGAGCAATGACAGCAAGGCGTGCTCATGATGAACTTATGAACAAAATGTCCTTGAAGTCAGATGCAGTAAACGGCACAAATGGACTTCTTGATTATCCTGGAATTACTGAGGTCACACTTCAGAATGACGGAACAGGTTCATCAAAGACTTGGAAGACAAAGACAGCAGACCAGATTGTTCGTGATATCAACGATATGGTAAATGCAGTTATGGAGCCGACAAGCGCAAGGGAAGTTCCTGATACACTTCTGCTTCCAATTTCACAGTACAATGACCTTGCTACAAGACGTATTGGAGAAGATGGAACAAAGACACTTCTCAGATACATTCTTGACAACAGTCCGTATATCAAGAATATTGACTGGCTGTCTGAGCTGAAAGGTTTTGGTGCTGGTTCAACAGACCGTGCTTTGATTGGTCGTTTTGATGAAGAGCATATTACGCTTGAAATCCCACAGCCATTCGAGCAGTTTGAGGCACAGCAGGAAGGTATGGAATTTACAATTCCTTGTCATTCTGAATGCGCTGGTACAATTATTTATTATCCGCTTGCTTTTGCATACGCAGATGGTATTTAATTTGACTTTGTGATTTGGAACTAGGGAAAGTGTAAAATCTTTCCCTAGCATTTTAATTTCTAACGTAAATATAAGGATGGAAAATTATGTTACTGAGATTTAGTCCAAAAGTTGACCATTTGAAATGTGTCACACTTACACCAAAAGAAGGTCTTGAACTTTCCAGAACAATGGTGAATCTTTTGCCTGGCGTGAATGAAGTCACGAATGATGAATGGAAAGCAATGAGAGGCAACATCATTGAGGAACTCAAAACTGGTGAGATTTCAATTCTTGCACAGAAAGTAAGTGCCGGCAGAGGAAAGACAGGTGGAATCAAGGCAAAAGACCTTGTTCAGATGCCAACAAACATTGCCGTAAAATATGTTTCTGAGTGTAACAATCCGGAAACATTGAAGAAATGGTATGAAGAAGTAATCAATGAGGAAGTAAGGCTTGCTATTACGAAGAAATTCCAGAAGCTTGAAATTGAACTTCCTGAAGATAAAATCCCAGAAACTCCGAATGGTTCACCAATGAGCCTTGCAGAGTTTGATGAGGATGAAAGTGAAGATGATTCAGATGAAGATGAGGATTTTGATGATTCTGATGATGAAGATTCAGACGAAACTGAAGATAATTCAGATGAGGAAGTTGACTATTCAAAACTCACTGTTGCTGAATTGAGAAAGAAATGCGAAGAGCGTGGAATAAATACCAAAGAACTTTCAAAGAAAGCCGATTTCATTGAAGCTTTGGAAAATAATTCCGGGGAGTAAACTGTTATGATGACTGCTGAACAAATAATCCAAACTATCTGCCCTGACCTTGCAGATAGTCCATCCTTATCTCAATATGTGCAGATGGCAAGGGAAAGTTTGTCCAGCAGTTTTTTCGGCAAGCAGTATAATCAGGCAATAGCATATAAAGCTTGTCATTTGTTTATAGTAACGAAGAAAAGTGCTTTGACTGATGCTATAAATATTGGCGGTGGAAGCGTGAATCATCTTCAGGAAGGTGGCATTTCATTAGGTTTCAACGCTTCATCAAGTGAGAAAGAATTGCTGTCAAGTAAATATGGCAGAATGCTTTATGATTTGATACATAGCAAACCAAGAATGGATGTGAATCGTAATTGCGCACCGTCATTTCCCGGTTATCCTTTTGTTTTAATTTAGTTCATGGAGGTTGAAAATGTTATTTTTCCCAAATGCGACAATATACATTTCAGACCTCAAGACTGAGAAAAATTCAGAAGGAACAAAGATTAAAAAATATGATTTTGATAATCCAATTGAAAGTTTTCCGGCTGACGTTCAGCAGAATACATTGACCACAGCTCAGATTGAACTTTATGGAATAAGTGCAAAAACAGCGAACACGAAAAAATGCTTCATTGATTTAGAAGATGGAAAATATATGACTTTAGGTAACAGAGCAAAAGTCGTTTATGATGATGGAACGGTTGAGTATTATAATATTCAACCAATGACAGTTTGGAGATTTCATAAGGAATTTCTCTTGATTCCAGTGGAGAATGAGAATGGGAAAGCAAGTAACACCTGAACAATTCAATGAATATCTTTCTCAGATGGCTCCGAAACTTAATGAGCAATTGAATGTCACTATCCAGCTTTGTTGTCAGAAGGTGAGAAGCGACATTCAAAGCAGTATGGCAAGAACTGAAAGAAATCCAGATAAAGTTTATTTTACAAATAATAAGAACATTCCTCATTATCCTTCATTGCCTGGACATCCACCAGCACCTGATACAGGAAATTTGAGGAACAGTATCAGATATGAGATGGTTAAAGATGATTCATCAACAGTGAAAGGAATTGTTGGAACTACACAAAAAGACCCACCTTATGGAACGTATCTTGAATATGGAACAAGTAAAGGTGGCTGGGGTGGAAAAGGAATTGCACCAAGACCTTGGTTGCGCCCAGCAATGAGAAATAATTATGAATGGATAAAACATAATATTTCAATGGCAGTCAAGAAAGTTTGCAAAGGAGTTGGAAAATGATAAACGTAAAGAAACTTTACAATTCACTCCTGAATGATTCAACAATAACTGCCTTGGTTGATACTGATAATATTTTGAGTTCTTGGCCGAATGAGGAAATAGAAACTTTTCCGTGTATAATTTTCATGGATGAGAATCAGAGCGACAGTGAATATTGCGACAATAAACCTGAAGCAAGTTCCGCTTCAGTTCAGATTCATGTGTTCACAAAGAAACTTGACGGATATGCAAGTACATCAGAGATTGCAGAAAAAATCTGTGATGTTATGCACGAAGATTTATGGCATTGTTCACAGAATGGGGAAGTGTCAGACCCTGACCCAGATTGTGAGCATAGGGTAATGCGATTTGATAAGTCAATTTTTACAAATTGATATATAAACTCTAATGGAGGATAAAGATGGAACAGAGACCTAAAATTGGTTTGAGTGGTTTGGTTCTTGCACGTGTAATCTCAGATGATGAAAACGGTATTGTCTATGACACACCGTTTAAGATTCCTGGTGCAGTTGTTGCAACAATCAATCCTAATTCCAGCGTAGAAACTGACTACGCAGATGATGGTGCATTCTTTGCTCAGAATAACCGTGGTAATACAGAGTTGTCTCTTGAGATGATTGATATTACACCGGAAAGTGAAGCATTGATGCTTGGGCAGAAAAGAGTAAACGGTGTCACAATTGAGACTGACCTTGACCAGTCACCTTATTTTGCATTTGGTGGACGTATTCTCAGGGCAGGTTCAGATGAGAATGGTGACGCTGTTTATGAGTACATTTGGTATGCAAAAGGCAAGTTCTCAGTTCCTGAAAGCGGTGGAGAGACAAAACGTGATTCACTTACATTCGGACACAAGAATCTCACAGCTCAGTTTGTAAAGACGCAGTTTGTTCCAGACGGACAGAAATCAGGAACAATTGGTGCGAAATGCAGAACTGATGACCCAGAGGTTCCAGCGTCACTTATTGAGAACTGGTTTGATGCTCCAGTTATTTCTGTTGCTCAGAACACAGGTGCATTTACTGTCACAGCGGCAGGCGGTTCCAACAATACCGTAATTCTCACAGGAAGTAAAGAAGGCGGTGCAAATGTTTCATTTGGTCGTGCTTCAGCAAAGCTTGGTGAGACAATCATTGTCGTTGATTCAAGCGGTGAGTTTGTTGATGGTACAATCGCATTTGGCGGAACTGCAACAGCACCGACAATTACATTCACACCAGCAGAGGATGCAAATGCCCCAGCAGGTGTTACAGTGACAAGCGGACTTAAAGATAATTACGGAATTGGTGCTACACCGATGACTGATAATGACCTTTAATATTTATTTTCTTTCCCGATTGATATAAAATAAATTAATCGGGAAAGAGTTATTTTTTATTTTCAAAGGATGGATGAAAATGGAAAACAAAGAAACAGAACTTGACAAGATTGCTCCTGAAAAAGCAAAATTGATGATTCACGGAAAAGAACGTGAAATTTATTTCAATTTCAACGTGTGGAAAAAGCTTCAGAGGGAATACGGAAAGATGGATGAGCTTTTGCCAAAAATGACAGAGGACATTCAGGACAGACCGTTTGAAGTTATTCCGCATTTATTGTTTTTAGGTTTGGAAGACAGAAAAGCAGTAAATGAGAATGAAGAGGATGTGACTGAGGAAAACATTCTTGATGAATATGGACTTGCTGATGTGGAGATGATTTCAAAAGTCCTTCAGTCAGCAATTTATGGCTCATTACCGTTAGACGAAAAAAAAACAAACAAGAAAACGATAAAGGGCTGAATGAGTTTCCTTGGTCATACTTATTGATGGAAACATTAATGATGGGTATGACTGAGGAATATTTCTGGAACTCAACCCCAAGGAAAATTATCAGCCTTATAAATGAGAAAAGAAAGATTGATAAAGTGAATCAGAAAAACCTTGCAATTTATATTGCTTGTTATGTTTGGGGAAAAGAGCCAGATGATTTTGAAGATGCAGATAATGGTAAAAGAAAACCGATTCCGGGAATTGATATTCCAGCAGATGACAGTTTGATTAACCAATTGTTATAGAGAAGGAATTGAAAGATGGCAGAAGGTGATTTTGATATAAAAGCGGTCATTAGTGCGCAGACATCACAATTTGAAAAAGGACTTAAAGATTGCCAATCATCTGTCAGCAATCTTACAAATTCATTAGGAAAAATATCAGATATAGTAAAAAAAGCATTTGCTTTCACTGGAATAACAGTCGGAATAAAATCAATCATGGATTTTGGAAAAGCTTGTGTTCAATCAGCCACTCAGGCAGAAAAAACATTCAGTATTCTGGATAACACAATCAAAACAACTGGTGCTGATGCCTGGACTTCCATAAATGAATTGTCAGAAGTTTCCAAAACGCTTTCAGACACAACTAATTATTCAGTCACAGAAATCCAGAAAATGCAGTCAGTATTGTTAGGATTTACGAACATTACAGGAGAAGCATTTGACGGTGCAAGTGAAGCTGTTCTGGACATGGCAACTGTAATGGGAATGGATTTGACTTCGGCAGTTCAAACAGTCGGTAAAGCTTTGGATGACCCAATAAACGGACTTGATTCATTGAGAAGACAAGGATTCAAGTTTACTGAAGAACAGAAAGAACAGTTGAAGCAGTTGGTTGAAAACGGCAACAGGATGGAAGCTCAAAAGATAATTCTTGATGAGCTTGCAGTAAGTTACGGTGGAGCAAGTAAGGCTGGACAGACAGCTTTTGCAAAAATAACGCATTCCATTGAAAATTTCCAAGATACTTTAGGCTCAGAACTTATTCCTTTTGTAAAAGATTTTTTCGATGATATAGCCGGAATGATAAATAACATGATGGAAGAAGTCAAGAAAATAGATTTCACACCAATTCATGATGTTCTGGTTGCGATAGAACCACTTATTCAGTCAGTGTTCGGAGTCATGCTTGATTTACTTAAATCAATTTTGCCACCTTTAGGAACAATTGCTAATCTTTTACAACCTGTTTTCTCAATACTTGGAAACGCAATATCAAGCGTAAGCAGTGCAATATCATGGTTTATGGGAACAGAATATGATGCTGAAAAATCTACAAGTGAAATGAACAAAGTCCTGTCTCTTCAGGCTGACCGTGTGAATGAGCTTACGAATGAGATAAGGAAACTCACAGTTGAGCAGAGAAACGCACAACAAGCATCCTTGAAATCTGCAATGCTTGCACAGCAGTCTTCCATTGAGAAAACAAAGAAACTTATGGAAGATTTGCAAGATGAGATAGGTGATTTGGAAGATGAATATGATGAATTGAACATGGGAATTTCTGCATTCCAAGAGGTATCTGTTGATGGTCAAGTAATTGGTGGATATTATGATGATATAGGTGCTTCAATAGCGCGAATGAATGAAGCTTATGAAAAAGGTGTTGAAGAGCAAGAAAAACTTTATAATAATTCCAAAAGAATTGCTGAAATAGAAGATGGATTGAAAGAGAAAAAAGAAAGATACAGTAAACTCACATCAGAACTCGGTTTACTTTCCGCTGAATATGAAAGCTTGCAAGCACAGTTGAAAGCATTCGGAGATTTTGAGCTTGAAGAAGCACAAAGAATTGAAAGGACAAGAATTGAAGCTGAGAACAACGCAAAGAAAGCAAAGGAAGATGCTGAAAATGATTTGCTTAAATATATAGATTCTTTAGGTGAGAAGGAACTTGCTCAGAAAATAAAACTTGCTCAGCAGAAAATGGATATTGATATTCAGGAAGCAGAGATTGCTGGTAAATCACAGGAAGAAATTGCAGAAATAAGAAGAAAAGCAAATGAAGAAATAAAAGGTTATATGCTTCAGCAGATACAGAATGAAGAAGATGCAGAAATCAAAAAAGTTGAGGCATTGGAAGCGGTTCTTGATAAGACAAAAGAAGTTGAGGAACTGAGAACAAAGATACATGATTATTACACAAATGAAAGAACAAATGTTGGGCTTAAATTTTTAGAGATAATCGGAAATGCGACTGAGGAACAGAAACAAATAAATTACACTTGGGATATTAAACTGCTTCAGCTTCAAAAAGAAAGTGCTACACGTGACAAGGACAAAATATCACTTCAGAAAGAAATTTATGAACTGCAAAAGAAACAGGATTTGGCAAGGGCTGATGAGGCTGATAAAGATAAAATAATAAAATATTATGATAAACTTATCAAAGCATTGGATGAAGACAGAGAAAAGGCTTTGAATGAGATAGCTGAAACTCAAGAGGAAATAATTGAGAACACAAAAACCGACTACACTTGGACACAGAAACTTCAAAATCAGGAAATATCAAGATTACAGACTGCCATGGATTCAGCAGTAAAAGTTGCAAAAGCTGAAGGTAAGAGTGAGGAAGAAATCGCAAAGATAAAAGAAAATTATTTCATGGAGATTCAGAAAAAACAGCTTGAACAACTTGCTTTGCAGAAAGAAATAGATTTGGCAAAAAGCATATCAGCTGAACAGGCATTTGAGATTGATACATATTATTCGAATCAGGAACTGATTCTTGCAGAGGAAACAGCAAGAAAAATTGCTGAGGCATATTCTGAAATTCCTTCCCCGATTGCTCCACAAAAAACAGATTATGGTGAAGCTTCAGAAGATAAAGGAACTAAAGAACAGGAAGCTATTTTTGCCATGATGCAGGAATGGGAAGACAAGTTGTTCCAGCAGAAACTTGAGCATTATGAAGCAGAAAAAGAGTTTGAACTTTCAGCAATGAAAGAAAACAACGCAACGCAAGAGGAATTGTATAAACGCAACAAATATTATACTGATTTGATTCTTAACATGAAGCTTGAAGCACTTGAAAAAGAGAAACAGGCGAAACTTGATGCTGTTGCGGACGATGAGGAACACGCTGAAATCCGTGCTTCCATTGAGCAGTATTATCAGAATCAAGCTAATGAAATGCAGAAAGACGCTTATAAAGAAAAAGCGAAGTATCTGAAAGAAGATGAAAAAGAGCAGGAAACGGCTTGGAGTAAGTTCAAAACTGGCGTATCAACAGTGTCAAAATACATGGTAAATGCTTTCAAGTCTGCTTATTCAGCGGTATCTAACCTTTTCAGCTCAATCGGAAAAATCATCTCTGGTGTTTGGAGCGGATTTGTCAAGGCTCTTGACTTCAATCCAGATGAAACTTTGGACGGACTTCTTGCTTTTGAAGATAAAATATTGACTTTCTTCTATAACACATTACCGCAACTGCCGTCATTTCTTGCGAACGCCTTGCAAAGCATAGGAACACTTCTTAATACTTTACTGGAAAACATAGATTTTTCAGGATTGGCAGAAATGCTTGCAGATGCTTTGGGAAGTGCAGTGGATATTCTACCGTCACTCATTCAAGGTGTTACAAAGATTGTCGGGGAAATTGTCAAACAGTTACCGAAGATAATTCAAAAGGTTATGCCGAAGATAATATCAGCTTTGAAAACCATCGTTAAAGCTTTGCCGAAGATATTGCCTGATTTTATCAAAGGTGTCTTTGAAATGGTAAATGAGCTTGCAAGAAGTTTGCCAGAAGTTCTTCCAGAATTAATAAAGGGTGTGATTGAGCTTGTTAAGGCATTGATAACAGAATTGCCGACAACAATTGATTTGCTTCTTACAGGAATAGCAGATACTTTGACTCAACTGCTAAGCAATCCAGAGGAAATAGCAAAATTTATTCATGTTATTATGGAATCGATGGGGAAAATCGCAAAATCATTGCTTGAAAATGCGGGTGTAATTTTCGGGGCAATTATCGAGATTCTGCCAGATGTGCTTATGGCGATTTTACAGGATTTGCCGAGCATTTTAGGAAAGATTTTCGAGGGCGCATGGAACGGAGTAATTGCCGTTTTGAAAGGTGGTGTAAATCTGCTTATCAAGGGCGTTAACTTCCTTACAAGCGGACTGTCAAAAGCGTGGACATGGCTTGGAATCCCTGCCATTCCGCAGATTCCGCTTCTTGCAAAAGGTACGGACAACGCACAGAGAGGATTGGCGATTGTCGGTGAAGCTGGCCCAGAGTTGGTCAATTTCCGTGGCGGTGAGCAAGTTCTTTCAAACAAAAAAACGAACGAAGCACTTTCAGGGAACAAGACAAACAATTTCAATGTGACGTTCAACAACGTAAATGATACATCGGCTTATGCTTTGGTTCAGCAATTGAAGCGTTACAATCGAGAACTGGCTTTCAACGGTGTTTTATAGAAAAACAAGAAAAGTTATATTATAATTAAGATAAAGGAGATATAAATGAGAAAGTTCTTTTTTATCTTGGTTGTTTTTAGTTTGTTTTTGATTTCTTGCGACAATGTGTTGTATAATGTTGCAGAGGGGAAAAAAGATATGCAGAAGTTAATTTGGACAAATGCGAACGGTGATTCAGTAGATTTGACATCAGGCAATTTCGGAATAACAGAATGGAGCGGATTTTCGGGAACTGAATTGAACATACAAAGTCAGCAAGTTCCGTTTCATGACGGCTCTGTATATCTTGACGGACTTCTTTCAGAACGAGAGTTGAGCGTTACTTTGGCAATGGACGCAAAAAACGATTTGGAAAAAAGATACAGGCTGAGACGTGAGCTTATCGAAATTTTGAATCCTAAGCTTGGTGAGGGTTATCTTATTTACCGTAATGACTATACTGCAAAGCGGATAAAATGCGTTCCACAGATTCCATTGTTTGACAACTGCAACAGTAATGATTCGGGTACTCCAAAAGCTTCCCTTGCGTGGACAGCTTGCGACCCTTATTGGGAAGATTTAGAGGAAACTGTTGTTGATATATCAAGTGGTTTGAGGACGGTTGTTAATAATTCTGGTGACGTTGAGACGCAGATGAAACTGAAAGTTTTTTCAAGTTATTGTGAAAATCCTGAAATTGTTAATTACACCAATAATAAAAAAATAAAATTAAACGGAACTTTCAGAAATTCTTTCGAGGTAAATACTGGTTTTGGTCAGAAAAATATTTTGGCTGAAAATATTGATATCCATACTGAAAAAACTGGTATGGATATCAATGCTATAGCATATTCTAAAGAACTGGATAAATATGTCGCTGTTGGTGAATGGGGTCTGATTCTAAGAAGCAAAAACAGTGTTGATTGGGATAGTATGCACAATGATACGTCTAACTTACAGACCCACAATGATATTATTTCAGTCGAAGGATTTGGTTTCATTGGTGTAGGTGGTTATTGCCGTATTATTAAAAGTGTCGATGGTGAAACTTGGGAACAAATAAGCGTTGATGAAAATGGTGATTTCTTTTCAATTGCTTATAGCACAAATCGTAATATCTTTGTTACTGTAGGTATAAATACATCTTCTAACGGTATAATATACACGTCAACCGATGGAACAACTTGGAACAGCGTAAATATTTCTAGTGGCAGATTGCTTTCTGTAGCATATTCAGAAAAATTAGATTTATTTGTTGCTGTTGGAGAGAACGGAAATATATTGACAAGTGCTGATGGTTCAAGTTGGACAACTAGAAGTTCTGGAGTTACCACATATTTCAGATATGTGAGTTATGAACCAAGTATAGAACAATTCATCATATCTTCAAATAACACTTTCCTTTTGACAAGTTCCAACGGTATTAACTGGAGCGTGTTGAACATTGATGTGAGAATTTTAAGACTTAGACAATATCGTAACTCCATGTTTTTAGGCATTAATTCTGACGGAAAGATTTTCTCATCATTGAATTTGACAAATTGGAATGAAGTTGGTTCTTTTACATTCCTGACAACTATAAATTGGGGCGATTTATTATTCACACCACAAACAGGATTTGTTTTTGTAGTTTCAGAAAATGGCTCAATTTTCAGAAGTGGTAACGGAGAAGATTGGGAGAATATATCTTATTGGGGTCAAAACGCCAGAGCGCATTGGACTGGTGTTAAAAAATTTAATAATAAATTGTTTTGCTACGGTCAATGTGTGTCTGGTTCAAGCTCATCAGCTCCAATATGGGGTGCGTGGAGCATTTATTCCGAACAAAATGGAACTTGGGAAGACCATAAAACAGGATATATTGGAAATGTGACCGACATAGAATATGTTGAAGAACTTAATAGATATATTTTTATCGGGGATTGCGGAGTATTGGAAGGCAATGGAAGAAGTATTATATATTTTGACTATGATAATTTCTGGATTCCAAATATAACTTTGCAGACAACCAACATGAAGTCTATGGCTCATTCCAAAAGTTTGGGTTTATTTGTTGCCGTTGGGGAAAACGGAACGATATTGACAAGTTCCGATGGTAGCGATTGGACAAGCCAGACATCTGGGGTTTCGGTAACATTGAATAAAATAATTTGGATTAACAATTTATCCAAATTTGTAATTGTGGGTAATTCAGGAACACTTTTAACAAGTTCGGATGGTATTACTTGGGAAAGCGTGAACTTGAATACATTAACCAATATCATAACCGTGGCTTATTCCAATGATTTAGGACAGATTGTAGCTATAAATTCTAATCGTCAAATTTTCATTAGTGCCGACAGTGAAACTTGGTCTTTGAGAGAAAGCAATGATTCCCTAAGCAACTGTGTAAATCTTTATTACATTGAAGATTTGGGATTGTTTGTTTTTGTAGGATATAAATATATTAGAATAAGTTCAGACGCAATACACTGGAATACTTACAATGTTCTATACACAAACGGAATTTTTTACGATGAAGAGGAAAAAGTTATGTATTCAGTAGGACATGATGCTGTTCTGCTTAAAATATACTTTGACTTTAAGAACAACATGACTAATTACTTATCTTCTGATTCCGATATGAATTTTATTCTGGACAAGGATGGGAACGAATTGGTTTTGAGTTGCGAACGTGGAACTGTTTATGGTAAGTTGTATTACCGTCAGAAATACGTAGGAGTTTAACCCATGAGCTACAAACAGAAACCACAGCTTAAACTTTACAAATACGAAAACAACGCCTTTGCTCTACAGGCGATAATTGATGATTATCAGGAAGCTTCTTGGGAAAACAATCTGTACGAAGCAGGAACATTCACGGTTTCGATTAATTACAACATTCCTAACGCTTCAAAGTTCGATAAGGGATTATTCATCAACTTCGGGGATTCCTATGAGTTCGGGGAAATCCTCACAATCGCAGACGCAATCAGTTCAGACGGAAAAGGCTCGCAGATACGAACAATAACAGGAAAAGACGCAAGGTACATTCTTAAAAGACGTGTCATTAAGAACATGAACGACAACGGCAAATGGAGTATGACAGCAAAAGGCGAAATCTGTTTGCGCAACCTCATCAACGACCAGTGCGGAACTAATGCAGAGACGAAAAGACGATTACCTATAACGAATCATCTTTTTTCAGATGATATTTCTGTAGAAGGCGAGACTCTATGTATAGCTGGGAAATATGCTCACGTTGAGAATGAGATTGTTTATCTTGACGACAGGATTGCTTTTGTCATTGACGAGACTGCTTACATAACAGGATTCATGGGCAAGATGTTCTCCGTTTCTGAAAGCTTTACAAATCTATATGAAGTCTGTAAAACTATAGCTACACAGTCCGAAATAGGTTGGAGAATTGAGTTTGACGGAACAGCCCTTAAACTTGTCTGTTTTAATGGAAAAGACATGAGTAAGAATGTAAGGTTTGATGTATCTTATGATTCCTTGGCTTCTGGAGAGTTCACTGATTCATACGAATCTTATGCGAATACGATTTATGTAGGTGGTAAAGGTCAGAATGACGACCGTGACATTTACGAGGGTGAGCTGATAGATACTCCTACAGGTTTGGACAGGTTTGAAGCATGGGATAACCAGTCGAGCATGACAACAGAAGAAGAGTATGAAGCGGAAGCATTGGCTATGCTCACGCAGTATGGACAGACAGTTAAGCTTTCGGGTCAGGGCTTGGCGAAATGTCCTTACGTGTATGAAGAGCAGTATTTTGTGGGCGATAAAATCACAGTCGCTTTTTCTGGCAAGTCAGCGGTTGTACAGATTCTTTCAGTCACAGAGCATTGGAGTTGGAACAATTATGACATCTCTTTCAGTTTCGGTAAACCACAGAACAATTTATCCGACCAATTGCAGATAATGCTCCGAAAGATTCAGGAGGCAAGCGATAAAACCAACAGCAAGGATTCTATAAGATGGTATAACATACCTGTGGACAGGGCTATGCCTAAAGGTGACGTTACATACAGCACAATAGGATTCTATGGAAACACAGGAAGTGGGCATACTTTCAAGCTTTACTTTGATGAAAGCGGAACTGGAAGCAAGACCTATCATGTGTATATAAAGCAGTTGGGCGGTATTGGCAACCTTACACTGACTACAGGCGTATCAGGAGCGCAGAATCTGAATATTGATGTCGGAACTTATGTAACTATAATATATGTTGACGGTGACGGAAACATATTCAAACAAATATAAAGGAGATAACTATGTCGGACATAATTCAACTTAATATTGATGGAATCGTTTTTGATATCAAGGATGATTTTGTCAGGAAAATGATTCACAACATCCCACGTGCAGTGCCGAAGGACATCACCTTATACTTCACGGACGGCTCGTTATGGGATAGGATAGCTGGCAATTCTCCGTATTCTCTGTTCGAAGATATTTTTGTCGGCGACTACATCCACATGAGCCGCGCGATAAGCGCGTACGAGCGCACAGGCACGTATCAGGAGACAGGCTCGGAGTACGTCACCGTCGCGGACATAGACGGTGCGTGGGGTCGCGGCGATCCCGGCTATGAAATCAACTACCACCACCTTATCATGGTTCCCGGCAAGGGACTCGACTCCACAGAGAAACAGCACTTCGGACAGTCGAGGATGAATTCAGGCAACGACACGACAGGCGGATATGCCGGATGCGAGATGCACACCACCACTATCGGGGCGGTCGCAAGTTCGGGAAGCACGGCATCCACCGCAACGATAAACCAGCAACTCTATGCGGAATTCGGCAGTCACCTTAAGACCGTGCGCGAGCTGGTAAGCAACAGCATCAACAGTTCCAGCTACAACAACCGTATGGGGGGAATTTCCCCAGGATGCTCGAACAACTGGACGTGGATAAGCGTACAGGCTATTCTTATGAGCGAGGCTGAAGTTTACGGCACTACAGTCTGGAGTTCTTCGGGATATGACACCGGATCGGCAAACCGGCATCTCGCCTTGTTCCGGCAGAGAGAGGTAGCACGAAACAACAGGAGCGGATATTACTGGCTTAAAGACGTTGCGTCTGCGGCTTATTTCTGCAATGCCGCTGCCAATGGTAGTGCCGCCTACTACAACGTGAACAATGCGAGCCTATATGTCCGTCCCCGCTTCATAATCGCCTGATAGCGCAGCACACTCCGTAGGTTCAGCAGTAAAAATCTACGGGGTGTGAAGCTTGAATCATATTACAGGAACTTTTATCACTTCCTTCGACTGCTCCGCTTGTCACTGGTAAATCTCATCGGGCTTGATTCCTAACGCTTCCCTCACTCACTCTCCTTCAAGAATTTCTCCACTTCAAAATAAGTTTCAGATATAGGCTCAACTCCTACCTCAAAAGCAAAATTTTTGAAATCGGATTTTAGCCTTGACAACAGTTCTTTTGCTTTGGTGAGTTGGTCTGCCTTCTGTTCATTTGCAGTTTTTAATTTCCATACAAGGTCTGCTCTGTCTTTCTGTTTCTGCATAACCTTGTCACCTAACTTTTCTTTTAGCTTTGCATTTTCCTGTTCAAGTTCTTCTAGTTTCCTGTCTTTTTCAGTTTCCTTACAAATATCACAAGTACCTTTTTCCATTTTAGAAAGTTGCATTTCGTAATTAGCACAGCGTTCTTCAAGTTCCGCAATACGCTTTTCTCTTGGCTCTAACAGTTTAAGAATATATGAACCGCCTTGTTCTACATTCTCTTTGCTGATAGGAAGTTTCAGCCAAAATAAAGCATTGTGCATACATTCTTCTGCTTCCTGTTTCAGTTCTTCTTTAGTCATCTTGTTTTTAATCTCCATTTTGTAGGTATCCCACCTTGCCAACACTCTTTCCCTTCACCGAACATACTAGCACATACTTCCGCACAATTTCCACAGCATTTCATCTTCTCAATCTGTGCCTCAAGCTCCTTGATTCTGTCCTCGTACTGACGGAACTTCTCACCGTAGCTGTCACCGTATAATGCAAACAACGCTGTTTCTTTCATTGCTCAATCTCCTGTGGTGGTATAATTTCTTTCCAAGCGATAACACCATAACCGTGTTCGCACCAACGATTACCAGTCCATCTATTGACACAGTGGGCAACAAACAGACCACAATTATACTCCGTTAAAAGCTCAACATATCTAGGAATATTCTTATAACTTTTCTTGTCGTTGTAATCCATTTTATGCCATTCGTTCGCCTTGGCGAATCCGAACTCTGCTCCGTCTTTGAAACCATTTTTATAGTGATTCGTCATTGGTCTAGTTTCTGTCTGATACCGCTTCTTGAAAAATTTCTCTGCTTCTTTCTCAAACATGGTCTACTCCTCTATGATATTTATGGTACTTCCTGTTCTGAGACTATGAAGTTCCCTATCAGTCATAATCTCTGCACCTACCGCCTTAATTTCACGGGGTCGAAGCTCCTCTGCATAGGGTGAATCCGCAACTTCCGTAATAAACACCTTTCTTTCGGCATCAAAATGTGAGGAAAAATAAGTATGCGCATTATCATCATACACATGATATCTCTCATTTTTATTTAGTTCCGAAAGTTTAATGGGTATCAGTTTCATAACTACTGCTCCTTTTCATAAGCGAATGTGAAAGCCCTATTTACGGGGCTTCCTCTGATTCTTGGGGCATTCATGGCATCCTGAGCTGTCCGTCATGTAGCTGTCGCAGTCCTTGCACAGCTTCTCCCGTCTTTCCTTCCTGTAGTTCTCCCTTCTCCTCGCATATCCGATTAGAGGACATATACCACCGTGCTTACTTTTACAATCTTCACAAGAGTGCCCACCGCACATTGACGTTATCATTTTTCCATTCTCCTATAGACAGAACAACAATCCAAATAGCCAAAAAGAAATCAGCAAACCTATAACTATTCCAACAGGAACAAGAATTGCAGTCTTTATAGAAATTACTCCTACTACCGCAAGAATAACCCAAGCACCAATAATCAGCGTAACAATGATTCCTAAAATAAAGTTTTTCATTTCTATTCACACCTCTCTGGAAGTACAATTTCTTTTTCAATCCAAGCCGTAGGCTTGTACCATTCACTAAAAACAGGATGCTTGAATCCTTCGTCTGGAATGTAAGTACATTCAACAAGCGATACATCTTCTCCCTTGAAATAAGCAAGAACGGGCATAGATTTTCTGGGCAAGTCACCATTCTCTACATAATGCCATTCGTTCGCCTTGTTATAGGCGAACTCGATTCCTTCTAGCAACAGTTTTTTCTTTTCCTCAAAATCAGAGCATCTGATTCTAATTCCTTCCATACATTCTGAAAGCAACTCACAATCACAATGCTTACTCAAAATTTCTTCCGCTTCTTTCTCAAACATAAACCTCACTCCCATTTTATGAAAATTTTCTCGTTTACAGATTTTTTGCACATATCAATAAACGTTTGAAAAGTATTTCCACTGTTTACAAAACCAAACATATAATTACGCTCTTTTTCTGTAAATCGGTCTGCATATCTAAGAATAAACTTTGCCTGTGTCGGTGAACATTTACCGCCACAATCACATTCCCACAAGAAATATACAAGTCGTTTTGGTACTTTTAATTTTTTCGCAATACTCAAAACTTTCTTTGCATTATCCTTGTAATATTTTTCTTTATCCTTCACAAAAACAAAACTACAATTAAGAGGTTCTATGTACGCATTGAAAAATTCTGAACTGATTTTTTCTGCCAATAATCTTCTAAAACAAGAAAAATGTCCGTACCCACAATCTATATACATATCACCACAACTAAAGGTTATTCCCATGGTTTTACTCCTTTCTTTTCAATAAAAACTCCTACGTATAATTACATTACCTTTGGAAAAATCGGAATCAACATATATAGTCAGAATCACATCTTTGTATTTTACGTTACCACTTCCAAGCCTGACTTCAATACAATTGTTTGTTTTGATGATGTGATTGAACTTGATAATATTTTGATGATTGAAATCATGGTCTTTCGCATATTGAAGAAGCTCACCTTCCATATCCAATTTGAAAGTTATGAACCAATTCAGTACGTTTGGATTCAGCTTATTTTCCTTACAATATTTGATACACTTATCCAGATATTCTGAAATTGTCAAATCATCATCGTTATTTAATTGGTGAATTATATCCAAGATTTTGTTTATGTTCATATAACAAATTCCTTTCACAATTATTATAGGATTGAAATAATTTTAAGTTCTTTATCTATTATAAGAACTTTTTTTAATTATTTTATTAAAAACTACTTTACAAAAATTAAAATATACTATATAATGATATTGTAGGTTAAGAAAAGAACTTACAAAGGAGTAAATTATGAAGTTGGGAAGCTTGGCAGGTGGAGTTTGTAGGATTTGTGGTTCAGAAACCATGGGTGCTGATATTGGTTGCGGTTGCGTGATTATGTATAATCGTGCCAAGAAAATTGCATTACATAATCATGATAAGGAATCCCTTGAATATAATTATTCAATTGAGATGAGATTTCTGATGGACAAGTTCGTTGCTGAATATGAAACAAGACTTGAGAAACACAACGGGGATTTAGACAAAACTTTCAGAAACGATTTCAAGAAACAGTTTTATCCTTCAGTTGTCAGTTTTTATAAATCTAAAGGTTACGTATCAAAGAAACAGCTTGATGTAGTAATGCGTGAACTTTACGGATTTGATGGTGGATGTATGTCAGAAGATTACAAAATAATTGAGAATAAGAAGAAGATTTTTCTTGATAGGTTTGTTTCTGATAATGATTCAGAGATTGTTGAAATTGCAAGAAATCTTTGGAAACAGAAGAAACAGAAATAATTTATTTTATGATTCTTTCGAAAGTTTCCCATTCCATAAGTACCAAAGGTTCGTGACCGATTGTTTGTTTTTTGAAGATAATCAACCATTCACGACCTTCTTTTTTATTTGCTCTTGCTTGTCTTACCCATTCTGGAATAGATAATGATTCACAAGATTTGCACTCAATGTCAAAAGGAAATTTCTTGTAAATATTTCCTCTTAATATAATATCAGTCCCGTGTTGCCCCATTTCTCGTGAATGAATTAAACAATTGTCATCTGACTGCACAAAATCAACATTGAACAGTTTTGCTATTTTTTCACAAACCCAATATTGAAGATTTCTGCCTTTACCTTTTCTGCTTGATGTTTTCAAAGTCTTTTCAGCACGTTCAAACTTTTTGATAAGCCTCAAACATTCTTTTTCTCTTTTTGCGTTTCTGTTGGTTATTTCCATGTCCTGACCAAAAAAACCCATTTTAAGAGAATCAATTTCATTTTGTAAACATTCTTTGATGAACTCAGATTCATCTTTTGTGAACATCATTTCTTTCATTTATATCACCATCCATTCCTTAAAAAGTTTATTTATACAAGTAGCACATAAATGAATTTCATCAGTTATAGTTTCATTGCAAGTTGAAATTGTACTTTGTTTTGTAATTTTTTCATTTTTTGTTATAAATCTTACTTGAAAAGCTTCATTTATTTCTAATTTACATTTATCACATTTAATATAAATCATAATTGATTCTCCTTAAAATATATCAAAAGCTTCACTTGAACCATTATAAGCATCATAAAAATCAGCATCAGAAAAACAATAAACGCAATCCATGTTCATATCGTGTTTTTTGCAAGCTTCATCAATAAACCATTTCCAAGGCATATTACTTTCTGCTGATTTCTGAATGTTCAAAGTTGACAATGAAACGCTTATCTTATTTTCATCCAAATATCTTGCGAACAATGCCGGCAACACCTTACCACCACTCTCAATGTTACCATCTATCTCAGTTTGCAGGAAATATTTTGCATTCTCATCATATTGCCACAATAAATCACCCCAATCTACTATCTGTTGAATGAACTCCCATGCTTTTGCCTCACTTGCCTTTGCAGGAAGCAGTTCATTCAGTTCATGACCTGACATATAAGAAACTTCATCTTTTTCTTTGATGTCTTTCACAATATTCTTTGCTTTGTCTAAACTCAACTTGTCTTGAGTTTTCATGGGTTCATTCAACGATTGAATGAATTGAGATTGTCCTTTCTGGTTCGGATTGTCATTGTAGAACCATTCATTAAGATTGTTTGTGAGATATTGTTTTGAGAGAGGCATATACTGTGTATCCCACATCATGATGAAGTTTTTGATTGCTTTGAAAATAAGTTTTTTTGTTTTGTTCCAGTCACCTTTCACGGAATCAATTTTTTCTTTCCAACCTTCAGTTTCAAATTGTTTGTTTTTGAAAACTTTCTCATCAAAATTATAGAATCTTGATGAAGTGAATCTTCCGTTGTAAATATCTTCTATTTTGTGACAGAT